TTGTTCTATATTGAGTACAAATATACAATAAGTAGTAGTAAAAAGCCTCCTCTCGCGAGAGCGTGTTCGTGTGTTGGCGTACGTGGCGCGCGTGAAGTCACTAAGTAACTTTATACGCAAAAAAAAACACACGCGTATAATCCCTCACGATTCCCCCCTGAGCCTCCGGCATACCATCTAGTTGTCTTGATACCCGGAAACCCGCATGGATGCTCAGTTCTATTAAGCTCAACATAAGAGAGGATTTCTATGGCCCTTACCATTTCATGCCCTGTGTCAGCCCAAATGGTGCTGCGCGACCTCATATCCACACATCCGCCTCACTCAGTGGAAGCCTTGACTCGCACGTTTTTGGCAGACATACACATCACTGAGCAGAAAGTGCGCGAGCTTGCGCACACAAAGCGCATCACGTTGAGTGCAGTTGTGCGTGGTCTGATGTGCAACAAGTACCCGGAACTGAAGCAACATTGGCCACTCAGTAAGCAAACGCCTGCACAAATTGAAGGTATTGCCAAGCGTAGTCGCAGCCCGGACGGCGCAGAACTCAAGCGCGCATTGGAGTTACTGAGTGGGTTACTGAGTGACCGGCACAACATGCGTACACACAACGCAGCACGTACATTTTTGGCCAAGCATGGCATCGCTGCGCCCGACTGGCGCGAAGAGTATTACAAGCAACCTAAAGGAGAATGAGCATGTTCAATTGCTACAAGGTATTCGTTAATGGTCGTCTGTACGCCATCGTACACACCGAGAGCGCAGCGAAAGGACTGTCCTTTATGCTGTTCGAGAGCGATGGTGGTCAACGCGAAGAAGTGCGCATCGAAGGCGCATATATCCCCGGTGGCGTGGGGTTCTAGCACGCGCAGCACTAGTCAGCCATCGCGTACGCAAAAAAACGGGGAGCCTGACCCCCTTAACAGGCGCAACTCAAGGAGCTACCATGAGCCACGAATGGCCTGAAACTGTATTCATTGGAGACACCATGAAGAAACCCACCCGACTGCCCACTCTGAAGCAAGCCCAGACCCGCGACGGACTGCGCACGGTGTTCTACTGGGCGCTGCTCTACATCATCGCAGTGGCCGTTGTGTTGGCGGACTGCATCGTATGGCGTCCGTAGCATCCGCAGTAGTCGGCTCTACGTTCAGGCTCACGGTTGGCAACATAGCAGTCGACCTGTTGGCTGTGACATCGTTCGATCGTTCACCACACGAAAACGTACGCGCAGAGTATGGTGGCTGCGAAGGGTGCATTGGACACACGGTACTGCACAACATACCGCCCGGACTGCGCCACTCTAGCATCTGCGCCCGCTTACCCCAAGGGTGCACATCAAATAACTCCATAATCATACGGGCCGAAGACTACGGCATTTACCTATCCACATTCGCCTTGGGAGTAACAGATGATTAACAAAGAACTGCTCATGCGCTACCGCGCGTTGCACCAGCAGATCGACGGCATGGGCAAGGACTTGCTCAAGCTCATGCGCCACCCGGACAGCACACAGGAACAGATACTGCGTGGCCGGGACGCATACTTCCACTCATATGCCATGTGGGTGGAGGCGCGCATGATACTGCAGGAGAAACACCCACCACACCGCCGCTTCCTGCAGCCTGAGTTACCTTGGAACAAACCGGAGGACCTATGAACATGCGCAAGGTGCGCCGCCTGCGGTCGCGGCGTTGGGACAGCGTGCACAAGAGCTGGAATGCCGTGCTGGATGGTGGGTCCATGTGGCCTATCCGTCACACCAAACCGTGCAAGTCGTATAGCGCATGGTGCAGTGACTGCAACGCAGTCAGGTTCATATCGGACCACAACCGATTCCCTCACAACGTGGATGAGTTCTACGCGTTCGAGGATTACGTTCAAATAGGAGAGCAACCATGAACATCACAATGGAATCACCCGAAGAGCGCGAAGCGTTCGAGTCCATGCCAGCACACATGGAAGTCAAGCTCGAAGTGCGCGACCAGTACGGACGACAGACATACCACCCGGCCAACCAGAACGCTGACCTGTTTGCATCCCTTGCCGGGACCAAGACACTCACGCACCACGCCATCTCGGTCATCATGCACCTTGGCTACACTGTGACGTACGTGCACAAAGCAGTGGGGATACCGTGAGCACCCTCAAGTCGTGGACGCGTAGCACCACACACCCACACGCGGTGTTCGTGCTTCGTGAAGACCATGAGATCATTAATAGCGAATACGATGCCAAGGGATGCGCGCTGTGCGTATTCAGTGTTCGAGACAGCGGTTGCGCAACGCATAAATGTTCCGGTGGTGTGTGGCTCGATGAGACGCAAGCAGTCGTCCTGCGTTTGGAGTCATAGCATGTGGCGGCGCATCACTGTCGATGACAAAGAGTACGCGCTTGTACCCACGACGCTGTTCATACACCACGAAGACTATGAGCTGGAGTGGGGTAGCCCGTGCCACCTGTGCCCGCACTTCGTGTTCAACCCGCAAACAAAGCACAGCAACTGCGCCTACCTGATACGTCCACTAATAAAAGACTTCAGTGACGCGCCGTGCCATGCAGACAATCGCCTCGTAGATAAACGCTCGGCTGTGTTCGTGCCTCTGCGACTAGCCGTCGAGCTGCGACTGGGGGGTGCACCATGAACCACGGCGACAAAGCACTGGTCAACGGTGAACCGTGCGTTCGAGTGGGTTTGCGATCGACCCGCGATTACGACTGGAATAACCCTTGCATAGAATGCCCACACTACGCAAGCGAAGCAGACGGTTGCAATTCGAGCTGCGGTAACTCATACGTGTGGGTGCGTGAGCATGTGTGGATAGCAATTCTGTTGGAGACACCATGATCGAGCGACTACTTGTAAAGGACGAGCCATGCGTTCGTGCGAAGATGGGCAAAGGGTTTGCGACTGGAATCGGCTGCAACCACTGCCCGCTATATCAGCCAGTCATGGCTGGTAAGTCGTGCCACAACGCATGCGGCACCGGATACCTGTTCATAAGGGAGCAAGCATACATCGAAGCACTGTTAGAAGAAGGCAACGACGCCAGCCTGTAATGGCGTCATATCACCCAAGGAAATCAAGATGAAATACTCAGAAGTTAAACAATCGGTCGTCGCCCAGTTCAGCCAAGATCGCCCCGACGCCAACCAGACCGTGTTCGCTATCATGGGCCAGCCCGGTGGCGGCAAGTCAGCGTGTGCCCGTGACGCATTCAACGAGCTGGGCTTTATCCAAGGCGAGACACTGTTCGAGCTGACACTGTCCTCGCGTGACCCGGTCGATCTGCTGGGCACACCTAACAACATCGGCGACTTCACCCGCTGGGTGCCGCCTGAGATGTTCTGGAAGATGCGCAAGGGCACAGGACGCGTAGCACTCTTGCTCGAAGAGTTCAGCGATGCACAACTGCCCATGTTCAACGCGGCATGCCGCATCATCTACGACCGCTTTGCCGGTGACATGGCTCTGTCCGACCATCTCCACATCGTGGCCACTGGCAACCGCACCGAAGACAAGTCTGGTGCCATGCGTGTTCCATCCAAGTTCGCAGGGCGCACGCGTCGTCTGGACTACACCGAGAATCTGGACGAGTGGATTGCGTATGCACAGGACATGGACTTTCCCATCGAGCTGATTCAGTACCATCGCTTCATGAAGGGCGCAGCACTGGTCGACTTTGACCCGAACCGCTACGCCAACGCAACGCCGCGTACATGGGAAGATGTTGCACGCATGCCGCGCACACTGCCAAAGCATATCGAGCGTGACAACGTGGCAGGCTCTGTTGGCCAAGGCCGTGCCATCGAGTACTGTACGTTCAAGGACCTGTTCGATGACTTGCCTAACATCGACACACTCATCGCCAACCCCACGACAGCGGCTATTCCCGCCAAGCTCGATGTGCGCTTTGCAGTCCTCGGAGCCCTTGCCCGGGCATCCACGGCGGACAACTTCGAGGCGGTGTGCACATACACCAACCGCTTCCAGCCTGAGATGCGCGTCATGTGCATCAAGGACGCGATCAAGGTCGAGCCCAAGATCAAGCGTACCCGTGCGTTCCAGACGTGGGCTGCCGAGAATGCAGACGTTCTCATATAGAGGCAGGGCATACAAGCGTATGCCTGAGCCCATCGCCTACACCAACGGCGACGATAACGAAGGGGAATTGATGTGCATGGGTTGCAGCTTCCGCAACGGCCACGAGACTATGCGCAGCCCGGGTTGTGCCGCCATCAAGGAAGCACTTGATGGTGACTGGTGTGGCTCGACCATCTGGATACCTGACACCCCCGAAGGCTTGGCTGAATACATCGCACTCAAGCTGGAAGCATCATGACCACATACATCCGCGTGCCAGAGATACACGACTGCGACGGGTGCGCAGTCAACCACAACGCCCAGACCGAGGGCGAAACATTCGAGGACCAGCGCTGCACCCAACTGAGCGACGCAATAGGAGGATGCTATACACACAAATGCATTTGGATAGAAGACCACGAAGCCTCACGGCTTGCTTACATCACTCTGAAACTGGAGAACTGAAATGACAATGAACTGGACAAGCATCGACACATCCGTCGAACCCAAGATCGCGAAACTCAGCGACAAGGCCATCGAAGCCAAGCTGGTTATCCGCAGGACAACACTGGTCAAGCGCGACAACACGGCTACGGCCCTGCTGCGCAACTCAGACGCATCGGCCACCGCTTTTACCAAGCTGTTCCGCAAGGAAGGCACGCCGGTCTGGAAGCTCATGAAGGCAGTGTCTGAGGTATACGCCTACCACTGCGACAACACCGAGCGCTGCGGCGACAAGCGGCTGGTGCGCGGCGATAACATCTTCGAGTACACCAACGGGTTGCGCCAGTTGATCGCTGTGGTGGATACACACAAGACCCACGTACTGCCGGTTTACGACCAGTTGGTACTCGATGACATCGCCTACCGCAACTACGGCAAGGTGCACGGTGCAGCCGACCCGAGTCAGTATCCAAGCGCCATCGAGTTCGGCCAGCGCATCAGCTTTGACTTCCGCATGGTGCCACTGCCCAACGAGTCCCACCCGCTCTTTGACATGGACGACGCCGATAAGGAAGCTGTGCGTGCCCAGTTCAGCGAGATGCTGGCGGATACCAACAACGCAACCATCGAGCGCATGTTGAAGCCCCTTGAGTACCTGACCACACGGCTTGGCACCTACAAGGGCGAGAAGGGTGAGCGCTTCCATGCAAGCGTGCTGGAGAACGTGCTGGATGGATGCAAGCTGGCCCGCAAGCTGGCGATCGATGCCTCACCTGCCCTGCTGACTGAAATCGCTGAGATCGAGCGTATGGTCAAGGGCTACACGTTCAGCATCGACAGCATCAAGGGCGACGAAGATGTGCGTGCAACGGCCAAGGCGAATCTGGAGGCGGCAACGAAGAAGTTGGCCGACTACTTTTCGTGAATTGGGTGAAGTGCCCCAATGGCTGGCTACTGCGCGGTGACAAAGGCGGCACCATGGGCATGGTATTTCGGCACAGTAAGCGCGTCTGGATATGGGCTGCCGAGGGCTCACAACACCGCGTGCGTTACTGCAAGGACGCCAAAGCAGCACTGGTCGCACACTGGGTGGCAATCAAACTGGAGGCATGATGATCTTTACCTGCGAGGAAGCACCCAACCCGTGGCTTAGCCACACACCGCGCCACCAGTACATCAAGGATGACAAGGGGTACATCATCGGCTCCGTGTACCCCGAGCCCCAAGGTGGGTGGACGTGGCAGAGCTGCCTGACCAACGGACCCAAGGGCAACAGCGACTGGAGCAACCCGAGCATCAACCCGGAAGCTAACCGGATGGATGCCATCAACGCGGCGATAGCCGATTACATTGCAAGGAGAATGGAATGAGGGTCTACCTTAAACGACGACTCATCGTTGTCGAAACCAACGTGGGCTGGGCGCTGCCCTACTGGGTAAAGCGCCGTCGTTTCAACAAAGACATTACATGGGAGTTCACATGAAACCTGAAGCATACGTTCAATTCGAGGGCACGTTCATGCTGCCCCTGCGCTTGGCCGAGGCCATAGCCGAGCTTGTGCCGCTGAAGGCTACCTACGAGTCGGGCCCGGGGTATGTCTACACGCTGGCACCCGACCAGAAGGTGTCGGTCAGCATGCTCAACAAGGACTACGTGGCGGGCATGATCGCCCAAGAGAAGATGAAGTGAAACGCAAGCACCGACTGCAGCAAACCCGCAAGGATAGACGGCTGCGCTATGCAGGGCTCAAGGCTGAGTTTCTGCTGGCCGGTGGCCACAAGGATTGGTTGGTCCCGTTCAACCACGCATGGCTCAAAGAGCTAAGCGCCCAGATTCGCTCTATCGAAGAGGGCGACCCCCACTTTACTAAACCGAGGTATTACCGTGACCCAAGTCCTGCCAACCCACTCAACCAACGTACTCACCGCAAGTGAACTCAAGGTCTTTGACTTCAACGTCAGCAAGGCCAAGACGCAGATCGTTCTGCAGCATCCGTTCTGGGCGGTCATCCTGCTCAAGCGCGAAGTCATATACGACTACAACGTGCCCACAGCCAGCATCAACCGGCAAGGCCAGATCAAAGTCAACCCACGCTGGGCCAAAGACTTTACTGTGGGTAACCTGCAGTTTCTGCTGTGCCATGAGGTCGGTCACGAACTCTTCGACCACATCAACCGGCGCGGCCACCGCAAACCCGGGCGCTGGAATCGTGCAGGTGATGCAGTCATCAACGACACACTGATTCAATGCAAGGTCGGCGACTTTATCGACGGTGGCATCAACATGCCCGGGTCCATGGACCAGACCGCTGACCATATATACGACGGCTTCGGTGACGATGACGACGATAACCCGGGCGGTATCGGCGGTGACATCGACGAGTCCGGTGAGCCTCTGACTCCCGAGCAGATCGAAGAGCATACCCATGAGCTGCAGAACGAGATCGCTCAAGCAGCGCAGGCAGCCAAGATGCAGGGCAAGATGCCCAGTGTGCTGGAGAAGCTGGTGGCCCAGATACTTGCGGTCAAGACGCCATGGTATGAAATCCTTGAGCGCCACATGGTCAAGTTCATCCAGTCAGGCTACACGTGGGCTCGGCCGAACCGTCGCTACAGCGGCGCGGGTACTTACCTGCCCAGCACTGGTCAGGCGCAAACCATGGGCACCATCGTGCTGGAAGTCGATGTGTCGGGCTCAGTGACCAAGAAGGAGATGAGCTACTACGCGGGCCACTTCGCGCGTATCGTGGAGATGTGCAACCCCGAGCGCGTGCACGTCATCTACGTGGATACACGGGTGCAGAAGCACGTTGTGTTCGAGCAGGGCGAAGAGGTATCGCTGGAGTATGACGGCTGCGGCGGCACGGACATGACAGCGGGCTTTCGCTGGTGCGCGGCTGAGAACATCACCCCCGAGGTATTTGTCTGCCTGACCGATGGATACACCGGCTTTGGCACCGACCCGGGCTACCCGGTTGTGTGGTGCATCAGCTCCGACAAAGTTGCATCGCACGGAGAGACAATTCACTTTGATATGGAATAACTGAGCCAAGGCGTCATCTGAGCCCGCTCTTGATGGGTGCGTCTATGAGAGAGCGGGCCTTGCACCGTGGCCTTGGCAAGTGACTTTGCACGGGCAAGACCTGATACCACGCGGTGGGCGTGGAACGCATACCCCACCACATTTAACTCAAGGAGATATGACATGCAAACACTTGCATACGTAGGCATTTTTATTATGTACATAGTAATCGGCAATCTGTTGGGCGATCAAGCCACAGTACGCGAATGCCAGAAATACGGCAGCGCCGGTATGGTTGGCGGCGGTCGTATCGAGTGCAAAATCGTGGAGCCTAAGTAACATGGCATTCGGACTACAAACACGACACGCAAAGTACGCACGCAACTACGAAGAGTGCGCAGCGTTCTTTGACAAACCTCTAGGCACCCGGGCTAAGGCGTGGTACGAAAACATGCGCCCACTCGACAACCTGCGTAAGCCCCACATGTATGTTCTGCGCGGCAAGGATTACTATGACGTGGTGCTGTACTCCACATCGATGGCACGCTACTACAAACCCGAGCAAATCGGCACCAGCGAGCAGCGTGAGGTCTGGTACAACGTGCATGGCAGCCAGAGTTCATCGAGCTTCCAGTGGGATGTACTGGGCTTTGGTGCAGCCAACTACACCCGCAAGACTACCCACGGCAAAGAAGTTCTGATCGGCATGAACCCGGAGAAATCCGGCTTGGTGTTTCCGGTACAGCTACGCTTGGTAGACAACCTGTTGTATGTAGCCAAGTCACGCGACTGCCCAGCACGGTTAGGCGATATCACATCGCCCCAGCGTAAGGCCGATCGCAAGGCATTCAAGCTGTGGCTGCGCCCGTTCGAGGCTATGTCCAAGGTCATGGAGCCCGGGGCTGTATATGTGAACTGGGACACTATACGCAACGCATATATAACTAATGAGTTGTTTGACCCGACCGGGTTGGCCTGCTATATTAAACAAAACGGCGCGAAGGCCGCAGTGGATAAGGTATATCCACTCGGTGACGTTCCTCAATATAACGAATCATTCAAGGAAATGCCATGAAGTACTTACTCATCGTGCTCATGCTTGCTGGCTGCAGCACTGGTCAACCGGTCGCGCGGCTTCGCATCAAAGACTACATCGTAATGCAAGAGTTCACGGTGTGCTCAGCCGCTGACGAAACCAAGACGATTGTGTGGAGTTGCAAATGAAGTCATACACATTCGACGTGCGACTGACAGGCTATGAGCAGATAACCGTCAAAGCCAAAAACATCGACAAGGCGCGTGAGAAAGCACTACAACGCTTTGAAGATATTTACATCGCTACACCCGCGTGGGACTTGCGCAGCAAGGCTATCGAGTTGGAACCGCTGAGCGGCAACGCACAGGAGGAATCGTGAAAAAATTCGAGCGGGATGATTGCCTAAAAAGCATCGAGTGTCATCAGTGGCACTACCAGTACTTCATGGAAGCTGGTGCACCCAAGTGTGCCGCTGTCTATGAACGTGCGATTGCACGCCTTGAGCACTTCATGTGGCAACCGCGCATCGCAGTGTATGCACCCAAGCAAGTGTACCAACCAACCAAACGGGGGCACTACGCCCCAAGGAAGCAAGCATGAAAACATCTGAATTGACAGGCGCTGCCCTTGACTGGGCGGTGAGCGAAGCACTGGGGCTGGACTGGTATCAGCCTGAGTACGGCGAGGCTCAAGCAGCCTATTCAACAGACTGGGCGCAGGGAGGCCCGATCATTGAGCGGGAGAAGATGACCGTTGGCAAGCAGGTTCACAAGAGCGATTGGTCTGCCGAATCCTTCAACGGAGAAGGCATCGACGTTGCACACATTGGCTTTGGCCCTACCCCACTCATCGCAGCCATGCGCTGTTACGTAGCGTCCAAGCTGGGCGACGAGGTAGAGATACCGGAGGAACTGAAATGAACGATCTTGAAATATCAAAGGCGCTGGCCTTGGCGATTGGGTGGAAGCTGGTAACTATCACCAGAGGAATTGACCCGCTTGCCGTTGTACACACAGGCAACCCCCGTGACAACGTGAAGTCTGGTGGTCTGTGGTTTTACGGCTATCGAATCTTCGACTACCGTGACTGGGCCGTAGCTGGCCCGATTGCGGAGAAGTACGAATGCTTTCCCGGCAAGAACGGCACAGCAGGCTGGTGGATGGCAAACACGCCTAACGGGTGGAGTCACGGCAGTGGCGACACACCACAGAAAGCCATTGCGCTGGCGGTGATCGGGAGTGTGAAATGAGCCTAAAAGAAACCGTACTGCCGCTGATTGATAAGCTGATTGACGTAGCTGCAACACACCAAGTCCACGCCAAGGGACGAGCCGCCCTGTGCGCTGCACTCGATGCCGCTGATGCAGCCCGAGAGTATCTGGCAGCACCGGAGCAGTCGGAGCCTATTGCAAAGCTATTTGGGACGTTGCCGGTTTTCGCTTCACCACAGCCCACCGAACTGACGGACGAGCAGATAAATGAGATTGGTGTGCGGTGTGCAGTTGTTGGTGAAGCGTTCTGGTCAGAGTCGCATATCGAATTCGCCCGAGCCATCCTCGCGGCACAGAAAGCAAAAGTATGACCACCGCACAAACCGCCGAGCAGTTGGCAGCAGAGATTGAAGAAACGTATCCCGACACTTACGCCTTTACGGACATTAAACACCCTGTTCACCAAGCAGCAGCAATGCTCAGGTCGCAGGCAGCGGAGATTGATGCACTGAGGACAGAGAATAAAGCACAGCTATCCGAGCTTGAGGCAATTAGTAGTTCTCTTGGAACCCGTGAGGGTCATAGCTCTGTGGTGCATATTGAGGCTATGAAAGCAGAGTACGACCTACTTGCCAAGAACATACGAGACGATGACAACTTGCGTGTCGATGCTGAACGGTATCGCGCAGTACGCAAAGCAACGATCACTGAGGACGATGCATTCCTTGACGAGCTTGATAACCATGAATCGCCCAAAACAGAAGCAGAGTTTGACGCGATATTTGACGCTGCCCGTGCAGCATTGGAGAATCCATGATCAAAAATGTATTCGATCATCCAGAACATAACTGGAAGTGGACGCATCTTGAGATGGCGTTCATCAACAACCGGACGCAAGCGCACCATGACTACACCCGCGCAGTTATCAGTGAGCGTGATGCGCTGAAGGCTGAATTGAAATCTCACTGCGCTTGCAAGTTTGATGGCGACACCAACACCGAGCAATGCAAGCTGCACGGCGCATGGTGCGACACCTTGCATGAACAAGCGGACTATCGTAGGGAGCGTGACCTTGCTATTCAGCTTGGCAAATCATTGGAAGAACAGCGTGACTCGCTACGCAAAGAACTCGCAGAACTAAAAGAAGCGGCATCCATGCAACAGAACAACGGTGCTGAACTCTTGGCACTACGCAAAGAACTTGCAGAACTGCGGGAGGCCGAGCAAGTGGGGTTCATCACACCGCTCATGGAGCAGCAGATGTTCGATGACTGGTGCCCATACAAGGGCAGTCCAGACCCGCGAACTGTTTGGGCCGCAGCAATTGATTCTGTCAATGGACTGTTGCTTGATGCGGAGCCAAAGTCCGAGCCAGTGCAGGAGCCTGTGGCTTGGATGGGGTACTCGCCAACTAAAGGCAATGGCTACAAGGTGTTTCTGAATAAGCACTTGGCAGATGCTTACTCTATGGACGTAACCCCACTCTACGCCGCACCCCAAGACGGTCTACGCAAGGCAGCACAGATGGCGCTGGAGGCTATTGAGTTTGTACTGTCGGCTCATGGTGAACAGTTAACCAGTGCGTTTGAGGGTTGCCAAAACGCGATCTTGGAACTACGCAAGGAGTTAGGCCATGGTTAAGGCTGCGATCTCGCTTGAGCGGTATACCAAATGCGTGCGTGCGGTGTTTGACACACTGTCCGCGTCCGACGATGGCATGACCGCGTACGACATTGCCAAGATTACAGGGTATCCACGTAGTACGGTGAACATCGTGGTGGAGGATAATCTGCTGTTCTACGTTGACCGCTGGAAACGCTCACGCGTTGGCGTACCCACCCGTATCTTCATGGCATCCAAGATAGAGCGTTTTGAAGATTGCCCACGACCGGATGATATGAAAATATGACGCACACTCTCAACACGGATAAGTCCGTCGCTGTGGCCGTCGATACGTTCTGGCTACCCATCGGCCCGGACACACCGCGCGGCGTGAAGATACAACTGCTTGGCCAAGGTGGTGTGGCTACCTACGGACACTACGACGGCAAGAACAATTTCTGGGTGTCATGGGCACCCTTACCTAAGAAACCAACCCCACCAACCGAAAGGACAGTATGAGTACCGCAGATGAACAAAGCCTAAAAAACGCAGCGATGCGCCAGCAAATAGAAAATATGGCGATACGTGCAAACCCGCCGTTTGTTGATAAGCTGATGGCGCAAGACAAGTATGAATTTGCTGCAGCCACGCAGGGTACGTACGTTGGCCAGAACGGCGCAACAATTAGCGCAGGTGATGTCTGGGGCGGGCAAACCAAGTTGGCCAACATTGTCGGAGGGTTTCCAACGCGCCAAGTCATTCATATCGTCGTGAGTGAAGTGGAAAACGGTCGCACTGTTGCAGTGGGTGGGCGCATGTACGTCGTGCCGACCGGCACGTCATTACTTGAAACCATAGGCCAAGCACTGGTCGAAGCAAAACTGGAGAACTAAATGCGAGCAGACGACATGCAAGTGGGCGGTGACCATTACCGCTCAAAGAAAGTAACACCGTGGCAGACGATGGAATCTTGTCTGTCCAAGGAAGAGTTCGTGGGTTTTTTGCGCGGCAACGTCATCAAGTACACCATGCGCTGTAACGACAAAGGCGGCATTGAAGACCTGAAGAAAGCGCAGCACTACATGAGCAAGCTCTTGGAGGTACTGGCATGAAAAACTGGATACTGCGCTGGCTGGGGCTAGGCCCTAAAGGCATCGATGCCCCTGTTGCAAGTTTTGTCGGCGGCGGTAACCGGCTCATCGAAACGAAACGTCGCAACTTCTTCGAGATCATCGACGCAGTCAACGGCAAGATCGTTGTGTACACACGCAACGAGTACAACCAAAATGGACCGGACAAGAACGACATGGAGGTATACCTTGTGCATGACGGCGACAACCTGATGGACACAATCACCACGGCGATTGTTTCTGCGGGGCTCAAGTAATGGCCAGCCCTTACACTCCCAACGTCGACCCCTACGAACGAATGGCGCAATCGGTACCGCGTATCGGCATCCCCATGACGTGCTCAGTAGTTATTAGCATAGGAAACGTCGAAGGTGGCTTTGTGTTGTGTGTCAACGCGCAGGGTGAACAGCTCGGCCACCCACGACTCTGCTTCGGTGCAGAGGCAATCGAACAAGGTGTGCAAGCCGTTATTACGCACCTTGTAACTCAAGGACTTGAAAAATGAAAATCACACCGGTCTACATAGACTTTGAAACTTTCTGGAGCGTGACCCACACACTCTCGAAGATGACCAACATCGAGTACGTGATGCACCCGGAAACGGAAATCATCTCGATGTGCATGAAGGTCGGCATCAACGGCGCTGCCATGGTCTACTTCGGCGAGGATGAGATTCGCAAAGCGTTGGCCAGCGTTGCATGGGACAAGGGCATGGCCATTGGCCACAACATGTCGGGCTTCGATGCGCTCATCCTCGCGTGGCGCTTTGGCATCACACCAAAGATGTGGGGTTGCACGCTGGCTATGGCACGCTCCAAGTACAACGCGGACGTGGGCGGCTCACTGTCCAAGCTGGTCGCGCACTTCAAGTCTGAACTGGAAGCCATGGGCATCAGTGGCGTGAAGGACCAGTCAGCGCTCATCAACACCAAGGGGCGTCACTTGAAGGACTTCACCAAGGAAGAGATCAAGGCCATGGCGGTCTACAACAAGGACGACACCGAGCAATGCTGTGGGCTGTTCAAGTTACTGGCGCGCGACTTCCCATCCAAGGAGCTGCTGCAGATCGACCTGACCACGCGCATGCTGACGGAGCCCCAGTTCCTTGTTGACGGCGACCTTCTACGCAGCACCCTGCTGTCTGTTCAGGAAGAGAAGCTGCGCTCACTCAAGGAGCTTACAGACTTGCTGATGTCCAAGGTAGAACAGGTGGTCCACGTGCTGGAAACCGGCACGCAGCTTGCTGAGTTCACGCGCATGCAGCTCATGTCTGCGGCGAAGTTCGGTGAAATACTGACCAAGCGCGGCGTGCCTATCCCGATGAAGGCGTCTCCCACCAACCCGAACAAGCAGATACCGGCGCTGTCCAAGACAGATGAGGCCTTCCTTGCACTGGAAGAACACGACGACCCCGTAGTGGCCATGGCAGTGACCGCGCGGCTGGAGGCCAAGAGCACCCTGCTGGAAACGCGCATTGCCAAGTTCCTCGAAGCCTCGGGCCGCTTGAAGGGTAAGCTGCCCATGCCGTTGCGCTACGCAGGTGCGGCCACCACTGGTCGCTGGAGCGGTGAGATTTTCAACCCGCAGAACCTGCCACGCATCGACCCGACCAAACCGAAGCTCTCCGACTGCTTGCGTAACTCACTGATCGCACCCAGCGGCTACATGGTTGTGACTTCTGACCTTAGCGGTATCGAGCTGCGCATCAACCACTTCTTGTGGCAAGTGCGCTCCAGCATGAAGCTCTTTCATGCAAGCCCTGACAAGGCTGACCTGTACCGTGAGTTCGCGGCCAACCTGTACACGGTGCCCAGCGTAGCCGACGTGACCAAGAACCAGCGGCAGATCGGCAAGATCGCTCACTTGGGGCTGGGCTTCGGTGCGGGGGCTGCGACATTCCAGCGCATCGCCAAGATGATGGGCGGCGTGGACATCACGCTCGATGAAGCGCAAGAGATCACGGACAAGTGGCGTGAAGAGTACAGCGAGATTTACGAGGGCTGGCGTACCTGCCACAACGCGCTGACCGACATCTACAACGGCAACGACGGAGCGATCGACCCGTGGGGCTTGTGCAGGACCGGCAAGGACCACATCGCACTGCCAAGCGGACGCAAGATTTGGTACCCCGGGCTGCATCAGGAAATCGGCGACAAGGGCAAGAAGGAATGGTGGTATGGCACCGGCCGCAACCGGGCGCGCATCTACGCCGGGAAAGTCGACGAGAACATTGTCCAAGCGCTGGCAGCCGATGTGCTGCGCGATGTTGTGCGGGCTATGTACACACGCCACGGTATCAAGCCAGCGTTGCTGGTCCATGACGAATACGTTTGCATCGTGAAACTGCATGAGGCCGAGGCAGTACGCGACAAGCTGGATGCCATCATGCGTGAACCGACCACATGGTGGCCAGCGCTTATTAAATGGTCTGAATCAGGAATGGGGTACAGCTATGGTGAAGCCCACTAACTTTACGGAGCAAGGGACGTTGGACGATTGCGCACTTACCCTGCGCGACGTTCTTCGTGATTACAAGTCGGAGCTTGTTGACATGCGTAGGCGAGGGAGCCTACCGAATCCGTCGGGATTTAACATCCTGAATCACGCTGGAGTGGAGCTGCATATATCCCAGCGTTTAATTAACCTCTTCCTAGTCGAAGAAGCACTGGAAAAATGAACCGCACTGAGAACCTTGGGCACTACCACATAGCTACGGTGGGGCAGCTTAACGAACTGCCCTCCCAAGTAGTTCACATGCTTAGCATGGTAAAAAATGTAGTCCGCATCAAAGTGGAAGCGCACAAACCCGGCGACACAGTGGATTGCAATATGTGGGGGCAACCCGTAACAATGACGTATGAAGTAGCGCGGCATCTCGCCACCCTTCATGCACTGGAGAACTAAATGATTGGATACAAACTTTTTCGCAAGCGCAAGGACGGCAGCTACGGCCCCTTGTTTATTAACCGCAGACTGCGGCTGGAGAAGGGCATCAGCTACCCTGCAGAAGATCACCCAACCAAGGGCTACGCGCATCGCCCCGGCTGGCATGTGTGCAATGAACCTCTGGCACCCCATCTGCGCCAAGGTGGGGACCGTGTGTGGTGCAAGGTGTCTATCAAGGTACTCGACGCCATTCACCGCCCGGCATCCCAAGGTGGCCTCTGGTATCTGGGTAGCAGCATGATGATTTTGGAAGAACTCTCATGAAAAAAATGAGTAGCTGGACATACTCGCGACTGTCTGCCTTCGAGACGTGCGCCAAGCAGTTCTACCACACCAAAGTGCTCAAGGACATAGTCGAGGGCGATACGGCTGCAACACTGTGGGGCAAGAAGGTGCACACCGCATTTGAGAACGTGATGATTCACAACGAGCCCTTACCCGAGGGCATGCAACACTGGCAAAGCATCGCAGATAAGTTTGCGCGGCTGCCCGGTGAGAAGCTGGTGGAGTACAAGTTTGCTATCGACAAGAACTTTGAGCCCGCACCGTGGGATGCATCATGGAGTCGCGGCATCGCTGACTTGGTTGTGCGCCACAAGAAACGCGTGCTCATCGCTGACTGGAAGACAGGCAAGAAGAAACCCACTGAGCAGTTGGACCTGTACGCTGGCTACATCATGGCGCAGTGGCCTGACACCGAAGTCATCCAGACAGCATTCGTGTGGCTTAAAGAATCCAAGATGACCAAGAAGACGATGGGTGCGGATGCTGTGCCAGTTATCTGGCAACAGTTTGTGCCCCGGGTGCGCCGCATGGAGCGCGCCTACGAGCAGGACTCATGGCCTGCTAAACCATCGGGCCTATGCCGAGGCTGGTGCCCCTGTAAAACCTGCCAACACTACAAGGAGAAAACGTAATGCTTACCATTGACGTAAAGATTGACCCTGCAAGTATGAAAAAGTATGTTGAAGATTACGTGGCCAAGGAGTGCCTGAAAACCATCAAAGTTACCGTCGACTACTACACAGGCAAAGAACTGCGGCTCTACATCGAGCATGAGGTCAAGGCCGCAATGAAAAGCGAAAAGTTTGTCGCTAACCTGCAAGCCATAGTAGGTGCCCAAGTCGTAGACCGTTTGGGCAAAAAGATCGCAAAGGAGAAAACGTAATGGACGAAGCAGTCGTAATCAACAAGCCACAATTGGTGGCAGCCATCAAAGCCGGTGCGCAAGCATCGTTTGAACTGGCCAAGCAACACCCCTTCAAGGTAACGCTTGGCACCCTGACACTCACCTTCAAGGAGGGACTGCATGAACGAAGAGCCAAAGTCATCGTTAGGAATATCCATAGAACACCTGCTTCTGCATTTAATACGGGCGAAGCAAGGGGGTTACTTGGTGCGTAGTCAACTCGATTATGTAACTACGCTACTTAAGATCGGCGTGCCGGAAGAGCAAGTAGTTGTTCTCAACAGCTTGTGGTTGCGCATGGGGTTAACGCATGTAGTTATTGCAGGGCGCAGTCATCAACTTCGTGAAATGGAGCCATCGTGACACCTGAAGGAAAGGTCAAAGAAAAAGTCAAGGCCATACTTAAAAGCGAGGGCTGGTGGTTCTACATTGCAGTAGCTGGCCCCTTTTCAACGCACGGCATACCTGACATAATGTGCTGCAAGAACGGCCAGCTTCTTGGTGTGGAAGTGAAGGCAAAAGGTAAGCGAAACAACACCACCGCAAATCAAGATCGTGTCATACGAGAGATGGTTGCGGCCGGGGCTTGGGCTATCGTCGTTGACGACGCTCAGCAATTGATGGACTTTTTATTGGAGAAAGAACTTGGCTAAATCAACTGCAGAAAAGCTGGCCTACCAAAAGGCCTATAACTCGCAACCCGCCCAGAAAGAAGCTGGTGTCGAACGTCGCCGCGAACGTCGCCATGAGATCGCTGCGGGCAAGGTAGCAATTGGCGATGGCAAAGATATTGCCCACGTCAAACCCCTGTCAGGTGGTGGCAAGACGGTGGCCAGTAACCTGAAGGTCGAGCCCGCTACCAAGAACCGTGGATGGCGCGAAGGCGAAGCTGGATACAAGGTGCCGGTGGACAAGAAAGGTGGTTCCAAATGAAGTTCGCTAAAATTGAGGACGGGGACCTGCAGTGCCCATGCTGCCCCGGAAATAACCTTCATCAAATATCGGTTACCGCATTCTTCCGTGCAGAAGACGCTGAACGGGGTGTTGCTGGGATGATCTCAGACGAAGGTGGCGGCGTTTTTACAAAAGCCACCATGGAAGATAACCCGAGCGCGCGCAGAGATGGACTTTCTATTGCGTTTACTTGTGAAAACTGCCACGGTGACCCTACCGAAACAGACAGGATTCCCCACGTCCTTAACGTCGTTCAGCATAAAGGTTTTACCCTGATGTACTGGGTAGAGTAACGTGTACATCCACAAAAGAAAAAAAGCCGTGGTCTTGAAGCTGCGGCACCCCTCAAGGATAACGTCGGTGATACCCACAGCGCGCATGGTGAACAGCCATGTGGTAGCTCTACCTCACCGGCCCGACGAGACGCGGGTGCTGCGCAACTTGGGGTTCGACATACCGGACCCGATGCCACTGCACTACGACTATCCGTTGGCCAACGGACGGTTCAATCCGTTTGAAGTGCAACGCACGACGGCTAGTTTTCTTTCCATGAGCAGGCGTGCTTTTTGTCTCAACGACATGGGCACTGGGAAAACCAACTCAGCGCTGTGGGCCTATGACTACCTAAGAACAGTCAAGCAGGCCAAACGCATGCTGGTTGTGTGCCCGCTGTCTACCATGGAGCGCACGTGGGGGGACGCGGTGTTCTCCACGTTCCCGCATCTGGATGCCGTCGTACTCTATGGCTCCCGCGAACGTCGACTAAAACTGCTGGACCAGAAAGCCGACATATACATCATCAACATTGATGGCATCAGCATCATCAAAAAGGAGTTAGCCAAACGCCCGGACATCGATCTTGTTGTGGTGGATGAACTAGCTATGGCCCGCAACGCACAGACCGACCGATGGACAATACTCAACGAAATATGCAACAAGCAAGCGCCCCGGCGCGTGTGGGGAATGACTGGCTCACCTACGCCCAACTCCCCTACCGACGCGTGGGCTCAGTGCCGCCTTATCACACCAGACAACCCGGAAGTGCCTCGGTACTTCGGCCGCTTCAAAGATTCCGTGATGCGGCAATTGACGCCCTTCAAGTGGATTGCGCGACCGACTGCGAATGACACCGTGTTCAAGTGCATGCAGCCAGCCATCCGGTATGCGCTGGACGACTGTGTCGATCTGCCAGAACAGATCGTGCTCTCCCGGGAAGTGGAACTAACCAAGGAGCAAGACAAGGCCTACAAAGACATGATGACCCGCCTGTCGACGGAAGCCGCAGGTGGCCAAATACTCGCTGTCAACGAAGCTGTCAAGGCCAATAAACTGATACAAATTGCATGTGGCGTTGCGTACGGAACGAATGGCGAAAACATAATTATTCCATCTAAGCCGAGGGTTGATTTAGTCAAAGAAATCATTGAAGAGTCGGAAGGAAAGGTGATAGTATTTGTCCCCTTGACCGGGGCGTTGAACGCAATCAAGACAGAATTAGACAAGGACACAACAGTGGAAGTAGTCAATGGCGAGACTAGCAAGTCTGAGCGTGATCGCATTTTTGGTGAGTTCCAAAACCAAGTCGAACCGCGCGTCTTGTTGGCCAATGCGCAGACCATGAGCCACGGGCTTACCCTAACTGCTGCCACGACGATTGTCTGGTACGCTCCGGTTCACTCGAACGAAATTTATGAGCAAGCGTGTGCTCGGGTTCGTCGCCCGGGGCAGACAAAGAAAACTGTAATTGTGCATATTGCAGGCACAGCTATGGAGCGAACGATATATAAAAGACTGGCAGCCAAGCAGTCTATGCAAGGCGTTCTTCTGGACATGGTCAAGGAGAACAATGGTGTTGAAGCGTAACTCAAGGAATCCAAAATGAAGCTCTCTGAAGCAGTGGAAATCTACATCGCCATGCGCGATAAAAAGGCTGAGATCGACAAGGCCCGCAAAGCCGAGATCGCAGTCATCCAAGACAAAATGGACAAGCTCGAAGGCCAGCTCATGGTGGCTCTCGACAAGCTCGGTGGGGAGGGAATGCGTACCGCTGCCGGTACTGCGTACATCAGCTCTCGCACCAGCGCAACGATCGCCGACAAGGATGCCTTCATGGGCCACGTCAAATCTAATTTGGCATGGGACCTCATGGAAGTCCGAGTCAGCAAACTCGCAGTGGATGCCTATGCTGCTGAGCACGGTGATGTGCCACCGGGTGTGAACTATCGCACCGAACGCACAGTGTCAATTCGTCGTAACGCTTAATCTCAAGGAAAAGCAAATCATGGCTACATCTCTCATTCCGTTTGAATCCGCCCAACTACCCGCCCACTTGGCTGGCATCGATGTCAAGGCATTTAACTCTGACCTGACTGCCCACGCAGGTGCGGGCTTTCCTGTCATCTCCATCAAGGGCAAGGTCTTTGCTGTGGTGCGTGACGGCGAACGTGTGGTTCTGCCCAACCCCAAGGACCCGGATTCTCCTGCCACCAGCATCGAGGTCGTTCTGGTTAAGGCCAACAAGGACAAGTCCAAGGTCTACTACATCGAGAAGTACGACCCCAACTCCAGCGACAAGGCCAAGAAGCCCGACTGCTACTCTGCCAACGGTACGCACCCAGCGGCCGACTCCGAGCACAAGCAAGCTACAAGCTGCGCGGTGTGCAAGTGGAACGCATGGGGCTCAGCCGTCAACGAGAAGGGCGTGGCCACCAAGGGCAAGGCTTGCCAAGACTCCGTGCGTATTGCCGTGGTGCCCAACGGCACACTGAACGACCCGCATCTGATTCGCGTTCCCCCGGCGTCGATCGCAGCCCTTGGCGAGTACGGCCAGATGTTGGCCAAACGCGGTGTGGCGTACAACATGGTGGTCACTAAGATCGTCTTCGATCAGGAAGCCGAGAGCCCCAAGCTGATGTTTAAGCCCATGGGTTTCCTGTCGGCCGAAGACTACGCGATCGTCAAAGAGACGCTGGAATCCAAGACCGTTGAGTCCATCATCGGTGTGGCCGGTCTGTACGATGGCGCTGACGCTGAGGCACCTGCTCAAGAAACGCCAAAACCTGTGCAAGAGACACCCCCACCTGCTCAAGAACCTGAGAAACCTAAAGCCGAGAAGCCCAAGGCAGTCAAGCCCAAGGCCGAACCCAAACCCGAGCCGGTCCCAGAACCTGTTAAGGTAGTGCCGGTTGTGGATGAAGACCCTGACCTCGACATCGACGGCATCGACTTCGACGACTAAACCCCCCGGAATCGGACGGGTCATGCCCGTCGCCGGAACCGTAACCGGCACATCCAATAAAACTTTTTTCTTACCGGGGGCGGTATGCAAGTATCTCAAGGGGGTGTCACGTGGACACCCTGACATTTCTCCAGACGATTCTGCCCGAGTCAGGATTCAAATTCGTGGTGCTGTTCAAGACCACGTTTCCTTACCCCATACACCGCAGCTTCCAAGACTTGGAAGATATGGTCGAGGCTATAGCCAACTACAACCGTGACCCGCAGGTTACTGCTGTGTACCACGCATGTTCCAGCTACAAGCTCCCATACGTCGAAGTGGAAAAGGGCGGCAGGCTCAAGAAGCAGTACCGCAAACCTAACAACTGGCGCTCGGCCAAGTCCTTCTGGCTTGACCTTGACTGCGGCCAAGAGAAGTTCGATGCGGGACAAGGCTACCTGACCAAGAAAGACGCTGCCGTGGCAGTGTCCAAGTTCGCCGTGGCTGTGGGCTGGCCTCTACCCATGCTGGTATCGAGCGGCAACGGCTTGCACGCTTATTGGCCCCTTGTCAGTGCGGTGAACCACACAAGCTGGACCAAGTGCGCTGAACTGCTCAAGGCTGCTGCCAACCTGTATGGCTTGATCGCGGACCCCACGCGCACGGCAGACTTTGCATCCATCCTGCGACCGGCCGGTACAAGCAACCGCAAGGACCCATCAAACCCGCTCAAGGTCAAGGTCATCCGCGAGTGCGCGGCCCAAGACGCCAAGACCCTGTACACGGCCATCAAACTGTACGCAGAGACGCACGATGTGGTGATGCCCAAGGCCTCCACGGACGCGCTCGGCGACATGCCAGATTACCTTAAGGGCGAAGCGGTTTCCACTGATCTAGCTGCGCATGCTCCATACGCGAACGCACCTGTGGATGCTGACATCATGGCGAACAAGTGCCGCCAAGTCGGTGCGGTGCGTAACACAGCCGGGGACGTACCCTACGATCACTGGCGTTATGTAGTCGGGCTACTGACGTTCTGCGAAGATGGGCGCTCCAAGGCTCAAGACTGGTCCAGCGAACGCGCCAGCACTGGTCACGACAACACCGACTGGGAAACGCGCTACGACTCATGGGAGGGCGGCCCATCCCTGTGCACGTCCATCGCCAAATGCAGCCCCAACGGTTGCGTAGGCTGTGAGTTCAAGGACAAGGTAAACACGCCTCTGGTACTTGGTCGCGTCATTCCCATCACAGTGGAACAGGAAGTCGAAGTGGCCACGGCCACCGAGGCGGTCGAAGTTGTCACTATACCGGCGTACCCACCGGGCTATCAATGGAACAACGGCCTGCTCTCGCGCATCCTCCCAGACAAGGACGGCATCAACCAAGTCCACAGCTTCACGCCCCACCAGTTCTACCCCACCATGCGTATTCGCGGCGAAGATGGGGCCTACAAAATCGGTCTGCGCATGCACCTGCATAACAACCGAATCCGCGATTTTCAAATGCCTTTCGAGGCCATGGCGTCATCCACTGACATCCTTAAATCTTTGGCGAAATATGAACTCATGCAAACAAATCACCCCAATGCAGGGACGCACCTTACTGCGTACCTTCGAGACTCACTGGAACAGCTTAAGCGGCGTGTTGAAGAAACAAATACGCTCACGTCTTTCGGTTGGAAGGACGAGATGCGCGGCTTCCTCATCGGTGACCGCTATTACGCAACTGATGGCTCAGTCAAACGAGTTTTACTGGGAGGTTACGCGGCACAAAAGCAAGCTGCTCTTACCGCTCCACAGGGCACCTTGGCTGGATACGCAAAGCCGCTCAATTACGTCTATGCCCGCGATGGCATGGAAAGCCTACAGTACGCTATTTGCTCGGGCTGGGGCTCAATCCTCAACCCCTTCTGTGAAGAGCTGTACTGCGGGCTCCTGCTGGCAATCACGGGCGGCGATTCCGGCAAGGGTAAGTCGACGGTCGCTTACGCCTCGGTTTACGCGTTTGGAGACTCCAATGCCATGGCGCTCAAGTCGGATGATGCAGGCACACGTAACGCGCTTTGGGCGACGGTGGGTGCTTTCAACAATCTCCCGCTCATATTCGATGAGCTTACGGGAGTTGAGGCTGAATGGTTCTCCAACTTCACGTACACCCTTTCGCTCGGCGAAGAGCGCGCACGGCTTCAGTCGACTGGCTCGGGTGTAAAGTTTGCCAACCAATCCACGTGGCGCATGAGTCCCTTCGGCACGGCCAACAAGGACTTGCACGGGGTGCTGGCAGCCACACAGGCTAACTCCCAAGCGGAAGCCGTTCGCATGGTCCAGATTCACGTGGACAGCTACCCAATCCCCAAGCTGGAAGAAACCGAAGTCCAGACAGCGCTGGCCCAGATGAAAGCCAATCGCGGTACAGCAGGCGCGGCGTTAATTCAGTACGCTGTCACACATACCGAGCAGATTTTTCAGCGTATTCAGGCCAAGGTATCCGAGTTTGTGAAGCACGTGCCGGGGACCAAGTACCGCTTCTACCGCAGCCATGCCGCATGTACGCTGGTCGCCGCCGAGATCGCCTTCGAGCTTGGGTTCTCCGAGTTCAGCGTGGAAAAGCTCAACGAGTTTGCGATCGGCCTTATGCAAAAACTAGCTAAAGAAATCACAGTTAATAACACAGTGTCATCAGACGACGCGTTCAACCGGCTGGTGGCATCGCTCACTGGCGGCATCGTGGTCACGTCAGAGTACCGGGATTCGCGCAGCTTGTCTGGGGTGGAGAGCCCACGCAACACCCTCAAGGGACCAATTGTTGGGCGCTACGTGCTTGGTACCAAGCATGAGCCAGCGTTCGCCGGTCGGCTGTTTCTCTGCCAGAAGGCAATGCGTGAATGGTGCATGAAGAACCGCACGGACTTCCAGAACGTGCTGGACCATCTGAGACAGGCAGGTGCCCTTATAACGGAAGACGAGCGGGTTACGTTGACGCGCGGTACGGACCTTCCACGGGTGCAACAACGCTGCGTGGTGATCGATCTGCCACAGCTTGAAGCCCATGGGCCGGTGCTGGTCGTCGACAACACGGCTTTGCCGGGAGCCCAGACTGGTGTATAGTGCGCGCTGACAGGTGCCTCCCTCCTGTCTCCTTGAGTGATAGCGATTCGCCCCCGGCTTACCCCGGGGGCTTTTTTCATTTTGGAAGCTGATCGATCGCGCGACCGGTTTGCTTTGGCTGGTACTGCACACCGCCCGGGGTCGTGAACATCTGACGCTTGAGCTGTTCTATCGGCGTCTTCAGGATGTCGGCCAGAGGGGTCGGCCGGTAGCCGCGCTCGACCATTTCCTTGCGTAGATCGTTCATCTCCTTGATCGCCGTGGACGTGCCCGCTGAACCGCTGCGCGCGTCGTTGTTGTAGCGCTCCTTCAGAATCTCCAGACGGTTCTTGAAGTCTTCCGTGGACTTAATCATGGCACCGGTTTCCGACTGCATCATGGCCTTGCTGGATGGCTCGAACCCGAAGGCTTCCAGCAGCGCTTCGCCAGCGTTGATGTCCATCAGCTTGTCGTTCTTGGTGTTGGTTACACCGCCAAGTGTTGGGGCAAAGCCGCCTTCACGCGCACCCTTCATGATGTTGGCAATACCTTGGGGCATCAACCCTTCGAGGCCCTTGTAATAGTTGCCCACGAACATGTGGTGCAGCGACTGCGCCGCGCGGCCAACGAGCCCGCCGAACGGGCCTGCGGTAACTTGGCCAATGGCATCTTGCACGCTCTTGCGATCTGTCGGGTCCACGTCGGTGTAAGGCGCAATACCCAGCATGTCGCCGTAGCCGACCTTCTTGGACAGGTCCACACCCAGCAGTCCGGGCACGCCGCGAAGCAGCAGTTGCGCAATGTGGCGATCACCAACGGCCTTTTCGATCTTGGTTTCCCAGTCTTGGCCATCCACGCCGGTCAGCCACTTCTGCAGGGTCTGAGACGCGGCGCTGAACGTACCGAACCCGGGCATTCCCAGCGCGCCGCCCAGCACACCGACGTGGGCCAAGGTGTACACCAAGTGGCGTACAGCGATCGAGCGCTCGGCCGGGTCAGCGTTCTTCAGGTTGCCCATCATTTTGACCATCTGAGTGAGCTGCACCAACTGGAACTTGCGGAACTGCAATGCCACCTTGCCAAAGCCGTTGTTGAACACCCGGGGCGCATTGGCGCGGCTGTGGTCACCGTGAGTCTCAGCCACCACGTCACCCGCGTAGTGCAGAGCGCGCTCAGCATCTCCATGCTTGGCAAACTCCAGCCGGTAAGCGGCTGCAGCGCTGGCCAACCGGTTCAAAGATTCCATCTTCAACGAGGCTTGGGCAACGCGATCGGCTGCCGCTTGCGCTGCGCGAGTCGCCATGTTCTTGGGCCGCAGCTCCATGGAGCCGTACTCAGTGTTCATGCCGATGTCCAGACGACCCAGCTCCAGCAAACGCTGCATGGGTGCCCGCACGTCAGCAGGCATGTCTGACACCTTCAGGGTGTCGAGCAAACCAGTTTTGCCAAGGATGTCACCGATCTCTTTGTATGCCTTGAAGAACTCACTGGTTGCCTTACCGTACCCATGGTGCGCTTGCAAGTAGGGCAGCGTCATCGTCCACGGCTGCATCAAGTTGCCAATGAAGTGCGCTGGGCTTGTTGCGATCTGCCAGAGGGCAGTTGCCTTGGTGATCTTGTTGGCCCAAGGGGTTGGCACCGCGTTGACACTACCTTCGTGGCGTAGCATGAACTCGTCGTATATGTGCAACTTTGTCGTGCGATCTTCACCCTCACCGCTGTCAGCCTGCTTGTAGGCCTTCTTCAACTGGGTAAGCATGGCATCGTTGTGCGTGATGCCAGCGATAAAGTGCGCGTCACCCTTGGCTTGCTGCTTGAACGAGCCCACCATATCCATGGTGCCGTGAACACCCATGCGGCGCATCTCGGCTTTGCGGGACGACGACTGACTCAGCGCATCCAACCACATATTGGTCAGCAAGCGGGCCGAGGTTTTGTACTTCATCCGGTCAGCTTCAGCCGGGGCTTCTTGGCTTAGCTTTTCCAGTTGGTGACGCAGCCGCGACATACCGGCCAGCACACCCTTGCCGCCGTTCAGTTCGGTTTGCCAGTCTTCCTTTGGCTTGTAGTAGGTGTGGTCCTTCGTGGCGGGAAAGCCCGCATCGCGCATGTTCTGACGCAACGCCTTGGACTCTTGCTCACTCTGGGCTTCCGACACAAGGTAGTGCTGCGGGTCCGTCACCAGATCGTACAGCGCCTTCTTGTCTTCGCGGGTTGCGCCGTCGCGGCTTGCACGCTCTTCAGCACGCAGGTAAGCGTCCGACTTGCCCACGACAACCCAGTCACCGTGGCGGCGCGCGGGCACGTAGGGTTTACCCTCGCCAATCTGCATGAGGGTGTTGTACTTCTTCATGAAGCCGTTCTTCTCGGCCAGAATCTCTTCGCGCTCTGCGCCGGTCGTACCCTTGAGCATGTCGTCGTACAGCTCGGCAGCCTTTTTCTCGATGACGGCTTTCTTCTCTTTGAGAATTTCATCGCCGTGGGCGAACATGGCCTTGGCCACCGACTGGGCTCGATCGGATAGCTGGTCGAACATCACCTTGGCTTTGCCGGTCGCCTTGGGTCCGTAGCCCCACTCACCGTTCAGGGTGCTGTGCTGCAGGAACGCGCTCAAACCCGTCTTCTCTTCCTGTGTGAACTTGCGCACCGGCTCGATCGCATTGAACGCCATCTTCTGGAAGTGACCGGCCAGCGCATCACGGGCTTCGCGTAGCGTGTCGTAGTGCTCCAGTGCAGTGAGCCCCTTGGCCACGCCTCGCGCCACCAGATCGCGGGTAAATACCACGTGGTTCAGCGCATCCCCGGCCCAGCGGTTCAGACGGTCGGTGATCGTGCGCGCGGGCTCTTGCAGATGGTCGGGCAGCCGGGAGATGTTAGCGGCAACGGTTTTGCCAAACTTCACGCCATGCAAGTCTTGCTCGACGTCGCCGCCCGGATGGGATGCAACACGCAGGATGTTCCTGTCATTGAAAATGATGGTGTTGTGCGTACGCTCGCGCTTGACTATTTGGTAATCGCTCGGCTTAGCTTGGTTAAGCTCTTCCAAACGCATTCTTGCGTCAGAGACCGAAGCGCTATTGGGGCCGTCAGATGCCTCCAGATGTTTTATGTCTTTGCGCAGCCCGGCCATTGCAATCTTGCGAGCGGGTTCAAACTGGATACCGCTCATTAGTCGCTGCATGAGAAAATAGTCCGGGCGGTCATTACCCACATAATTCACCGCCGAAATATCCGGCCCACGACTTTGGCTGTCGTAGAACTTGGTGCCCTTCACGCCCAGCGAGTTCAGATATTCAGCAGCGGCTCGTTTGGCGTGCCCATGGTCAGGGGCGTCGTCAAATATGCCGTCTTCGATAGCGCGAGCCAGCAGCCCGTCTTTACCAAAGTGCGAGTCTGGGCTACCAACAAAATCGTGGCCAGTGATTTCATCACGGTCAATGTTTGCTTGGTCCAGCATGTCGTCAAGGTAAGACGTCACTTCCCCGGGTAGCTTCTTGTCCATCTTGTCCAGCAACTCATTCAGCACATTGCGCACGTGCTCATGCTGCTTGGCTACGGGCAAGTCTGACATCATCATGGCGTTGTCGGGGACCGTGTGGTCTACGCGCATCAAATTGCCAATGCTGCGCTGATTGAAATTCAGCCGTTCAATTTCCCCGGTGTCGTGGTTCACGACGTCGATGTAATCAACTCCGGCTTCCAGCAGTTTCTTTGCGAGTTTGCCGGGGTTAAAGTCACCCAACTGCGCGTCTTTTGGAATCAACTCTGAGCGGTTTACGGGGTGCAAGATTTCATCCTTGGGGTACCAGTCGGCGTATTTTTCCAACTGGTCAGTGACGGATTTTTTCCACTTGGCCATCACGTCGCGCACGTGGTAATCCGAGCCGATGCCTTGGCGCTTTGCTATGTACGCCGCGCCCCAGCCGTAGGCTTGCGCACCCTCGCCGGTACCAACAAACTTACTGTTGAACTTGCGAAAAGCTGCAGCGGTGCCATGCCAGTTGCCTGCCACTTCCAGCCGCGCTGCGCCGTAGGCCATATTGACCATATCCTCGGCGGTCAACTTGTTGATGTCCTTGCCCCGCATAACCCGGCGGATGGCATCTTTGAACGCTGCGTAAATCTGGCGAATGAGGCTGGCAAACCGGCCGTCGTACCCTTTAAGTGCAGTCGGTTCCACACCGCGCTTCAACGCTACTTGTACAAAATACGCTACTGCTTCGTTGGCTTCTTGGTGGGGCTTTGTCCCCGCCATAAACACGTGGGATAGGGCTTCCCGCGCGATTTCTGACTCTTTGGAGCCATCAGTCCGAGCTGCCCACTCCTTGATAGCTTCATGGATGCGGTCAATCTTCTCTTTGCCCAGAATGCGGTCCAGCCCCAAGTGAGAGCCTACTTCGTGGAGAAATGCCCCCTTGCCGTCACCCCGAGAAATGCGGTCGGCAATCATAACGACACGGCCATCTTTGGCCCACCCAAACGGGCTGCCCTTGCTAAACGCGTAGCCAAGGTCTTGCAAATCTGTCAGGTCGGTGGCGGTGTCCACGATCTTGATGTGGCGTGGAAGTTCCTCAACGTTCATCCATGCGGCTATCTCGTCGTGCAGTTCTTTACCAGACTTGTATGGGTCCGTGACCGCATCGCCTTTGCCGTACGCAACGTCATCCGAGTTACCGGCCAACTTATCGTCGCGAACAAGTGCTTCACCGTCGTCAGGCGCATCCAGACCGTCACGCTTGTCGTACAGGGCTTGGCGCTCGGCTTCCAGCTTGGTAACTTGCTTGGCGTTACCTGCCTCTTCGGCATCGTTGATCTTGTCGTTCAGAGCTTCGATCTGGTCGTCGATTGAAACTTCATCGGCGGCTTCCTTTTCTTTCTGCTCTTTGTCCGCGTCCTTCTTGACGGACTCATCCAGACGCTTCTTGTACACGCGCTCCAACGCATGTATCTGGTCGGTCAGCTCGTCGAATAGCTTGGTGTTGCCAGCTTTCTGAGCCTTGTTGCGCTCCATTTCAAGGCGGCTGCCTTCTTTCAGGATTTCCAAATCTGTCGAGTGGATGTCGATGCCGCGCGTCTCGGCGCGACCTTGTTTCTTGGCCTTCTCTTCGGCGTCCTTCTTTTCAGCCGCAGCGGCGTCGGCGGCGATCGCCTTGGATTGCTGGCCTTCCGCTTCGGCTTCAGCTTTGGTCTTGACGCCCATGTTGTCCGCGCCATGCACTTGCATGCCACCACCGGCCATCAGTTCCTGCTTTTCACCAGCCGACAAGTTGTCATCCATGGCAGACGACACGCCACCGTCTTGGGCGATGGCCGCTTCGGTCTTGCGCTGCACCGCTTTACCTTGGGCAATGTCCAAGGCTTCCTTCATGGCACGGGCTTCGTCGGGTGTGATCTTGCCATCGTTCATCGCAGCGTCGATGCGTTCGGCCTTGATCTTGTTGATGTACTTCTGCGGCGTGGTGTGGTGCACACCCTCACGTGTGGCCATAGCTTGCCAGTTTTCACCATTCGCGGCTGCATGCAGGCGTGTACCGGCCAGCTCACCGAGGGCGGCGATGAAGCGCTCCACAGGTGGAATCTTGGTTGTCTCAGCGGCCGTCTGCTTCGCTTCGGCAGCACGCTGTTCAGGGGTCTTGGCAGCTTCGGCAGCGGCTTCTTCCTCTTGGCGTTTGCGCGACTTCTTGGCGTCTTCAGCCGTTTCGATGACCGGGGCCGCGTGTTCACCTACCTGCTCGATGGGTACGCCTTGGTTGACCGCAGCCTGCGCCGGGGCCAGTTCTTCGGCTTTCACTACGCGCTTCGGAGCTTCGCCGGTCTTGGGTAGCTCACCACGTGCGCCCATGGGGAACAGGTGCTTCTGGCCCGTCTCTTTGCCAAGGTTCGGGCGCATGTTGTCCGTCTGCTCGGGCGCGGCGGGCTCTTCCGGCAGGTGCCACTCAGGATGTGGAACACCGCTTGGGTGTTCCAAGTGGAAGTCGGGGCGCGGCGCTTCGGGCGGGCGCACGGGTGCCGTGGGTATCGGGGCAACGGCCGGTTTCTGGCCGACCTCGACAGGGGCGAGCTTGCCCGTGTTTTCGTGGCCGGTCGCAGTGCGCGAAGCTACTGGAGCCTTGGGAACACCGGCATTTCCGCCAGCCACAGGCGGCTGCACGCTGGGTGCAGGCTCTCCGGTGCCAGTACGAACTCCCCCGGATTCGCCAGAGACAGGTACTCCAGCTCCCACGCTTCCTGCTGGCTTATTACCCCCAGCTCCACCCACTCCTGCATTTCCGGCTGCAGCCAATCCAGATGTGCCGTCATTTGAGCCTTTCAGTCGGTCAATTTCCAGTTGTGCTGCGCCTAGTTTACCGGACTTAAGCGCTTTAACTAAAGTCTCGGCTTCCGCACTTTCGAGGTCAATACCGGCAGCAACAGCTTGCTCAGCCAGCGGGCGCACTGAGGCTTGCTTTTTCTTGCCGATACCGATCGCTTTGAGAGTGTCGTCCAACTTCAGACCTGACAGCTCTTGCTCGGGCGTTACGACCGGCGCAACGGGAGGCGGTGGGGGCGGTGTCTCGACCGCAGGAGGCGGTGCAGTTTCTGCTGCACGCTGAGCCAAGAAACGCTGCTGGTTCGCATCTCCCAGCAACTTGTCGGAACGGACTTGCTGCCCTTCCATCCACTTTTGCGCGGGTGCGGCACCAACCAATGCGCCAACTTCTGGTTGCACAGCTTTGGCAGCGTCTTCCATTTGCGTTGCGCGTAGCAAATCAACTGGCTGAGTAGGGTCGCTCAAGTGTCGGCCCAGTTGCGCGCGACGGCCCGAGTCCTGCAACTGGTGGTAACCAGCAAGCGGAGCCATCATGGCACCCATGTACAAACCGGCTTGCGCACCGCCCAGAGCGGCGTCGCCCACATCTTCTGGAGCTCCACCGGCCGCGTTATTGTTGGCTGCAGACAGCGCGCCTTGAGCGGCCATACCTGTGGCTTGCGTTGCTTGGTTGACGCCTTCGTTGGTCGCAAAGCGCTTCATGAACTGCGGGTTCGTAACCATCTGGGCAGCTTGGTCGGCCGTCAGCTCTCCACCGGACACTGCTTGGCGCAAACGTTGAATACCGGCGTAGGCACCCCCGTTCGCCATAATGCGACCACCGGCAAAGCCGAGGGCGGCTTGCGTGCCGCCGCTGATAAAGAACTGCCGCCAGCCAGCTTGATTGGCTTGGTCCTGTGGAACGCCTTGCTTAATCAGGGACTCGTACGTGTTCTGTGCGTCAGACGCGCCAAATAAGGGAGCCACGACGCCCACATCCATGGCAGCGGCGACTTCCGGCATACCGGCTGCGGTGAGCCCCACGTTGGCAGCGGCGATCGGAACGGCAAGTCCAGCGGAACGCGCGTTGTTGATAAATCCAGACGCAACGGTACCGTGGCCGAGGGTGTCGGCTGGCTGGTCAGTACCGAGAAACCGGTCTGCTGCGCCGCCAGCATTTTGCAAAGACTGACCAATCCCGGGAGCACCGGCCCACGTTGCTGCTTTACCGAGGGTATCGAGCCCACCACCGGCTACGCCGCCGAGGAACTGTTTGCCGGTTTCGTACGCCGCATGGCCCGCGCCACGGTCAATACTTGACAGGTACTGCTGCACATCAGACGCGTTGACCATCCGAAAACCGGGTTTTAGGTTTGTCGGCGAAACACTCTGGTGCCCGTTGGTTTGCAATAGGTTGGCAGCCATCGTGGGGTTATCCCCCATCGGCACAACCGTGTCGCCCACTTGAAGCTCGTTATTCGGCCCGATGCCGTAGGTCGGCTGCGTGGATGGCGTTGTCGGCTGCTGCCCATACTGGGCTTGCATCTGCTGCAGCATCTGTGCATTGTGCTGAGCGATCTGTGTTGCGTAGTCAGGCGGCGCGTCGGCTGTCGGGCCGGGAGTGCCGGGGCTCACCGTATTCCAGAACTGAGGCCCCATGGCTTGGTTGTTCTGCTGCGCCAGCGGAGTGAGGCCAGCGCTGGTAGGCTGCGGGCCGCGAGGTATCGAAGGGTTCTGCGGAACGCCAAGGATGGCGTTGTTTGCACTCCCGCCACTCAGGTTACTGGATGCGAAAGCGTTTGAATCCTTCGCGGCGGGGTTCATGGCCATATCAAGTCCTTATTGGGGAATCCCTTGCTTGGGTATCGATTTGAAGTCTAACCCAACTTGAGGCTTGCCGCCCGCATTTGTGGGGATGAACATCATGGTGGAGCGATCGGGCGAGTAGACATACATGCCAGTGCCCATCGGGTCGGAAACGGCTTTGAGGCCGTGCTGTTCGAGCGTTGCCTTCATGAGTTCCATGTTGCTTGACACCAGCGCTTTGCTGATCTCACCTTGGATTTCCATGTTCTTCAGGCGCTCGGCTGGGCCCGCCTTGGCATTTGCTTCGGCTGCAGCAGCTTGGAACGCTTGGTTGTACGCCATGGCATTCTTCATAGTCAAGTCGCGACCGGCCGGTGCTACCTTGGCATACAGCATGTGTGCAAGATCGACAGGCGTGCCGGGTTGGGCCACCATCTGCCCTTGGGGTGTGTACAGAGCGTACTGCCCGTTGCCTACAGTGTGGATGACCAGTGGTGTTTGAGTGTTCTGGGCCATGGACTGAACCATCTGGCCAAGGGCTCCCATGTTGCCGTTTTCCACGGCGCGCGTAGCCTGCAGCATGTTGTTGCTGAAAATCTGCTGGTGCACTTGCTGGCCGGTGGATTGAACTTGTTGCAGTTGAGCAAAGGCTTGGTCGCGCTCTTGTGGCGTAGCTGCGTTGTTGGCCTTGAACTGCAGCAGCTTGTACTGTTGCTGGAGTTGCAGCAGTTGCAGATGCGCCGCGTCCGAGTCGAAGTTGTAGTCCGCACCTTGGGTGCCGTCAAACGTTTGGCCCGGTCCTTGCGGGGTGACGGGCGCTGGCTGGGGTGCCGCAGCTTGTTGGGGCGCAGCGCCTTGTGGAACGGAGGCAGCTTGTGGTGTTTGCGCAGTTTGTGACGTGCCAGATGTGGAAGCGCCGCCCGCAGCAGCCAAGCGCGCCTGAATGTTCTTCATCTCGCTGTTAAGGATTAACAGTTGGTCCGCTTTGGCTTTGCTATCCGGCGACTTGTTTGCGCGCGCTATTTCTCGCTGAATGCCTTCAAGGTCGCCTTGCAGACGAGTTACGTCTGAGTTTCCCGCTGCCGGTTGAGATGGAGCAGAAGCAGTTGCCTCGGGGCCAACAACGGATGGGTTATTCGCAGCGTTTTTATCGGCTTGCCCGCGTACGGACGCAGATTGGTCGCTACGAAGCGCCGCGAGGCGTTTTGCCGATGCAGCTAAAGCAGCACTCCCGACACGGGGTGACGATTTGAGTTTGTCGTAGACAGCTTGCTCGGCCGCTACTTTTGCGTTCCATTTATCAGCAGGCTGGGCAGTGCTTCCAGCCCACGCGCCATTGGGGTTCGGGGGTTTAACTTCTTGGTCACCTTGAGCACCACCGCTGCGTCCACCCCATGTGGGTGTAGCAGGCTGGGCAGGAACTCCGTTGACGGGGTCACCGGGACCGGCCAAGGTTTGACGCCCGCTGGTGGGTTCCGCTGGTGCACTAGCTCCACTACCGCTTGTTGCATCAGAAGTGGGGGACGCATCAAGGCCAGCAGAAGATGCTGGCGGCAGATCGGTATTCGCCGTGGGGAAGCCGCTGGCCGTGCGGTCTTGCATGTTCGAGGCGCGGTCAGCAAGGTACTGACGCTGTTGGTCATCCAGCGTTTTCAGGTTCTGCATGCCCTTGGTGAAGGCATCGCTCGAAGACTGGTTGGCGTATTGAAGGTCCATGGTCAGTCCTAAGCAGGTGCGTTGGCTGGTTGTTTCGTGCCCGACCAGATGTCAAAAGCCTTGGTCGCAGCGCTTCCCAGATCGGCGTTCGTCTGATTGTCGGAAGTCTGTTTGGCGTTCTGGTCACTGCCGAGGGAGTCATACGCATCCAAGTTTTTCGGGGTGAGTAGTCCAGCGCCAAGGCCTTCTTGGCTTGCCATCTGACCTTGACCGGCAGCATAAGCTGTCGTCTCGGCGTTGCGGTTGCCAAAGCTCTGCTGTTGCATGGCCGAGTCGTACATCGGGTCGCCGGGTTTGTAGCCTTGCTGCTGAAGTGTCTGTTGCAAGTGCGACGTGGCATTGGCGCTGGCACCCTTGGCTGCCGCCTCGGCGTTGTTGGCAAGGAACGGAGCTTGGTTAATCAGCGAGTTACCCACAGCCGCGTTACCGGCGTTTCCTGCGACGGCCGCGTTGTATCCGGCCGACTTGGCAGCCGAAGGCGCATTTTGCTTGGTGAGGGCGAGCCCTGCTTGCACCATGGGGTTAATAAACGACGGGTTTTTCTTAAGGTAGTCCGCACCTTGGCTTAGCAAACCTGCACCGCCCGAGTCAGCCGCGCCAGAGCCCACCGCAGAGCCGATACTGGCCCCATTCGTTAACCCGCCATAGTCGCTACCAAGCCCTGCAGATGCAGCGTTGATACCATCCAGCGAAGTCGTGGACATCGGCATGAGCCCCGCGCTTGCTTGGTTGACGCCGTCCAGCGTAGTCGTGTTGAACGGTATTCCGCCAGAGTAGGACGCCAGCCCGGGCGAGCTACCGTCACCAGTAAACAAACTGCCAAGGGCAGAACCGGCGTTGCTTGCCGTTTGCCCAAGCACATCCCCAACACTTGAACCGGAGTCGCCTGTAAACCAATCAACAAAAGGGTCCCACCAAGACATAATTTTTCCTTATCGCTGCATGGCAGCAGGCGTGTGATATTTGCGCACGATGTTGTCGAAAAACTCTTTGCCTTTCGTGGCCACCACATCGGCAGGGATGACGTACTCGCCGTTGCTGACGTTTACTGGCTGCCCATTGCTGGAGTTCTTGGTGTGGATAGAGTCGCTGGTTCCGGTGCCCGGGCCATGCAACATGCCGCCGTTGGCAAACGCGCCCGGGCGATCGCCGTGCTGAGAGGCTTGAGCCGCACCCATGAGAGCCATGCAGATGCGCTGATCGAATTGCATCGGCAACTGCTGCGCATCCGGCAGGTTGGCTTGGATAGCGAACTGGCGCAACTTGGGCCAGAGTTCGGGGTGCTGCATAGCCGACTGCGCAAGTTGACCCATCATCTGGAGCTGCTGCGGATTGAGTTGCCCGGACTGGATGGCTTGGGTTATGTGCGCCTGCATGGCCTGCATCACTTGCGGGTTTGCCATAGTGTTCTGGACGTGGAGCTGCGCAAGGGCGGGGTGCATGGGTGTAGGTGCTTGTGCCATAGGTTGTCCTTGCGGAAGTTGGAGCCCCGGGGCTTGTGAGAAACCTTGATCGGTAGCCATGCCGCCGTCGGCTGCTGAAGCGGACGAGCCGAAACCGCCCGTGGACTGGTCGCCACCAGAAGTTGTTTCGGTGTGCTGCATCTGCGAGTTGTTTGAGCTACCGCCAAAGCTCCCACCGCTACTTCCGCCAGAGGTACCAAAAGTAGGTGACTCAGAATAGTACCCCCCCTGCGGCTGGTAATACTGCCCAGTTGGGTTGTGGTTCATATCGTACGCAGCGCCGGTAGCAGTGTCGTAGTAACCTTCAATTCTTTGCCCGTTTCGGCCACCGACTTCAATGTTTGCGAAGTTAACCGGCGTAGGCGCGGGAGTAGGCGCGGGAGTAGGCGCGGGAGTCGGGGCAACGGTCGGAGCTTGCGTGATGGCGGCAGCCTGTTGCGCTTGGGCTGGGTCCGTCGACATCGGGTTTGCCGCGATGCTGGCACCAGTCGGAGTTGTAGTAGGAGCGCCCGGGTCTGTGTTTCCTGCGTTGTAGCCACCACCGAACAGGCCTGCAGCGCCGGGAGTGTCCAGCGTCTTCTGCATGGTAGTTTTCGACGGGCCTCGGTCAGAGCCGTCAGGGGCTGTATTGCTCAGTCCTTGGTATGCGTTCGACGCTTCGGTAGGTGTGTCGTACCCGCTTGTGGGGCCGTTGATAATACCTTGTGCTTGCGCGTTGTTGATCGCGTTATTAAGAAGCCCATACCCTACCGCACCTAAAAGCCCCTTGGGGTTCCAATTTAGCGGGTTTTGCGCGGCATTTTCTAACGAATCCGTGATCGAGGGCACTAAATTTGCATCGGTCACCGGGCCCGCCATTGTGTCAACGTACCCGCCTTGGGGGGAAAGGTTTTCGCCAACGTCCGTTCCGCTGTACTGAGGGTTGCCGTTGGCATCAGTTCCGTTTTTCTGGATGTCGAGCGGCGCGCCGGTCGTCGGGCTCATACCGAACTGGTCTTTGGCAGGGCCGACGTTATTGCTAGAAGGTGGTGGTGAAATATCAGGAGCTTGTATGATGGAGCCCATCTGAGCACCAAAATTCATCGGGCCAAGGTTGACGCCACGCAACCAGTCGTCGCGGTAGGTGGTCGTGTTGGGGTCTACGTCAGCGCTCCATATACTTTTTGCCTGTCGGTCAGAGGCTTGAGAATCAACCCCGTCGCGCGCTTCTCGGATGTTGCCGCCGTCAGCGTATGAAAGCCCGAGCACGGGACCGCCGTCAGCGTACCGACGTGATGCATTGGTGTTTTGTTGGGTACGTGCCATGTTAGCTCCGTAGCTGCTGCAGAAGTGAGTTTACAACATTCTGCAGTCTCGCCAAGTCATTCATGACGTTCTGCACGTCCGAAACGAGAGCGGCATAGTCCGTAGCGCTCACAATGACAAGAGGGTAGACGACAGAAGCGGAGTTTGGATAGGAAGTAGCATAGCCGGTAGCGCCTGCGTTTGTGCGTTTGGCTTGCTGAACGTCGCTTGGTACGACGGTGATTGAGTCGTTGGTCAGCGCTCGGATGCCGCTGATACGCGCGCCCGACAGAATTTCTACGTTCTCTTTGAGCGCGCGGAACAACCCGGACTCAGCAAGGTTGAGCCCTTCCATGGGTACGTCGGGTACGGGCGAAAATGACGGCATTTAGACCTTCTTTAGACCTTGCATAGTCTCAGCGAGTTGAATAGCGCGCACGGGCGCATTGCCAGTGATGCGGACCTCGAACTTGTCCGTGCGGTAGCCGGTGGGCAGCCGAAAGGCAGAGTCATCCGTCACCGTGTGGGTCGCAGCCAGCGTCCCGTTGGTGTACAGGTAGAAGTAAAGCGCCACGTTGGAAGTAAGCAGCGGTTTTAGTCTGCTGCCTGCTACACGTACTCCAGCCAGCGCGCCGCCGATGTCAAGTTGGGTATTGGTCGGGCTCGGGCCAAACCGATTTCCGTTGCCCGCGATCGGACCCCCCGTTAGTCGCCCGCTCATAAGCGTGGAGTTGGTGGCGGTGATCGCTGCGTTGGTGTTGGTGATATTTGACACGCTGCTGAAGTCAGCGATCACCCGGGCCGCGCCAAAGTTTTGAAACTCTTCGGTGCGGATAACACGCGATTTCCACTCGAAGTTCTGATACGGGTAGCCGCTGTCATCCCAGAGGTACAACGTAGCGATCGTGTTGACTGCATAGTACAGCTTGGCCGTGTTCGGGTTGTAGTAAACCGCCGTGAAACTTTGGTTTGTTTCGGTCAGGAAACCGCCTGTGTGCTGGTCTTTCTCGAAGATGAAGTTACCCACCGAGTGGCTGGCCATGTACTTGTTGTTGTACCGGGTCGCTGTAATCGTTGTGGGGTCCACCTGCGTGCGAAAGTTGTCCCAGTCGTACACGTAGTTGGTCACCAGCGATGCGCCTTGCAGCAGCGAGAACACAGCAATACCGCCGCGTGTGGGGAAGTACAGGCCATCGTCCATGTTGACCATGCCGCGCTTGGATACACAAGGCATGTTGGAGTCCATGCGGACTTTCTGCATGGCGGTCGGCGTGTTGCCCTGAATAATCCACGGGTTAGCGTCGGTCAGCACGATAACGGTGGTGCCCACAGAGCCCACGGCCACAACAGTGCGTCCGATTTCTTGATAATACTTGGTTGGCCAGCTATGCGGTTGCCCGGGCTCTGAGAAACAGACGGTCGTGCCGGTGAAGCCCACCAGCATGTTGTTGTGGATGGCGCGGATACCTGTCAGGCCGACCGGTGGCGGAAACCACGTGGCGCTGGGCAAAGTAGTAGTCAGACTGGTCAGCGGCTGGGTGTCGACAAAACCCGTTACGGTGAGAGCCCCGACACCAGAAGTGGTGCTCGAAACAGCGTCGGTGATGACAAACACGTTGGCATTCGTCACGGAAGTTACCGTGTAGGCTCCCGGCGTGGCCGTTCCCAAGGTCACAGTGATACTTATCGACTGCCCCGCGACAAGCCCGTGGTTGTTGAGTGTTATGGTATTGGCCGTTCCGACTTTGGAATAAGTGTAGTTGCGCGTGCCAAGCGGCACCTGACCGGCAAGGTAATACGTGGTGCCTGTAGTGGATGTAACCGTGCGGTACACGTTCACCAGCATGCCGGTCGTTTGGTACACACCACCAGCGTACGCGCCGGTCGTTGGAAACGTGGGGATGCCGGTAATGGTTGCTGTCGTTCCTTCATACAGATAAACCGAATTAGAAACAGGCGAGGGTGCAGACTCTTCTCCCCATGCGGTGAGCCACGTGTAAACGTAGGTGCGCGCGAGTTGCAAACCGGTCAGGTCCAGCGTCATGGACGTGAATGTCGGGGCCGGTGAAGCAGTGCCATTGGCAAAATATGTGAACATCGTGGTGCTTGTAACCGTGATCTGCGCATTGGTGACGTTGAACGCGGTGTTGACCGTGACCCCAGAAATGGTGATGTACGCGCCGGTATTGAGCCCGTGTGGATTCGCAGTCGTCACCGTGACCGTGCTGCCCGAGACGTAGGCTAGATTGGTAATGACCGTCGCGATGCCCGGGTTTACCAAACGCAGGGCGGCACCGGCAGTCACGGTTGATGCGGTCAAAGGTGCGGGAAGCCCTAGCGTGTAGTAGGTGTAGGGGTACGCCGTGCTGGCACCGGTTGTGGCCAGCGAGTATGTGGTCGCCTTGGGTTCTCCGTTACCGGCAGTGTCGCCTGTGTAGTAAACCCGCTGAGTGGAAGCATTGTTGGGTACCGGCGCGCGCACCACGTCGACATCGGAGGCCCAGTGCAGCCACTTGAAACCACCCACGCCGTCGTCCATGGGGTAAATCGTCTGAATAGGTCCTGTTTTAACCAGATTAGCTTGGTATGACGACGCGTTGTAGGGAAGGAGGTTGCCCGAGTACAGCTTGACGTTCGTGGCAATCTGAGCCGCGCTGGTCGGCAGTAGTTCCGGGGAGAGCTTCGGAGCTTCCCCAAGGAACTTGTTGATCTGGATTGCGGGCATTATTTAGGCCAAGCGCTCATTAAGGTTTGCTCGTCGGTAGCGTGTCCGTCAGCGTTTTTCGCCATTTCTCGATAAGCGCTTGTGCACTCAGTGAGTACGGTTGCGAGGGCAGCGGTGTACTTGCGATTGGCATCGACGGAATCACTGCCGCTTCGGGCAAGGATGGTTTCGATGGTGGACTGCAGCACGCGCCCAGACTGAGTAGCACTGGCAGCAGCAGCAGCAGATACTTGAGCGGATTTGGCAGCTTGGGCAATGGCATCGTCTTTCTCCTTCTGGAACTGAATCTCACGTTGACGTTGGGCGTCCTTCGCTAAGATGACTGCTTTGTCCCACTGGTCTTGGACTCTGGCAGCTCCGATGTCTTGCTGGTACGCATTGTACTTGTGGACTCCAAAAGCGGCAATGCCGACCAGAGCGGCAATAACCAGAAAATCCACCACATATTTATACGGTCCTAAAAGGTTCATTTTGGCTCCGTGTTGGCCTTAAGACCGAGGGATGCACCATGCGTTAGCACTACGCCAGAGATGGCGGTGCCAAATGCAATGAGGTCAATTGGGCCGTGCCACGCTGAATGAAGCCCTGCGGCTATCACCGCGCCAAGGCTCACCGCCCAGCTAACACGGCCAATGTCATAAGTTACGCCATCAGCGCAAGTGAAGATGTGCCGAATGAAATTCATAGTTCACCCCATCCTGTATCTATATCTGACTGCTCCATAAACGACTGCCACATAATGCGAACGATCGAGCGCGCGCCCTGCGCTTCTTTGACTTGACCCTTGGCAACATAGTGTTCCACCTTGTTCTTACCGAGGGCTAGAGCTACGCTCTGACTCTTGATTAGTGAGGGGTGGAAGGGGTCAATGTCATTGAGGTCAATACCATGGCTCATTAGATGTACTCAATGGTGACTTCTTCACCCGCGTCGAGGGCATCCCGTATTTTGGGGAAGAGGGCGTCGAAGGCGAGTCTTGATCGGGCGATGGAATCGTCTGATCGCTCATGCCCCACAAGTAGACACCCTTCTGTATCGGCGGCGGTGTTTCCGGGGTGTATGCGAACGCCTTCAAAGTTAGGTACACCACCAAGCAAAGGCAGATCACGGTCAAAATGAGGACTATGAGTAATGGTGACATCGTAGACTCCGTAGGGAATTGCGGTTTGGCCAAAAACTTTTTCACCGTCAAGACGCACTTCGTCTTCAAGCGTGAAGCACTCGAACTCGTCATTGACGTACAGCTTACCCAGCGTGCAGTCTTCTTTCAGACCATCGCGTACAACTTTGAGTTTCATTTCACGGTCCTTTCTATAAGGCGGTCCAGCTTGGCATCAAGGAGCCGGTACTGGTCGGTAAAATTTTTTACAACGTTGTTGAGCGAATCAATGTTTTGGCTATCCCGCACGTGCAGCGCGGCGGCATCTTGCTTCAATAGCTCTACGTCTTTTTTGAGGTCGGCAAAAAACCAAATGACGCTAACTGTTTGGACGATTAACGCAAAGATAAAACCGATGGGTACTTTCTTGTCCAAATGCCAGCTCTCTGGTTGTGGTGGTTGAATTTGATTGACGGCGCGACGCTCGCCACCGCGTCGGTCAAAACCAGAAGGACGAAACTCATCGCTCATGCCACACCCACTTTCTTCCATGCGCCGTTGTAGGCGTAGAGCCGGTTATTTGTTGTGTCGAAGTATAGGGGAACTTGCCCCGTAACTGCAGTTGGAACGCCAGTTGGTGGACCGCCGCTTGCGGGTATTCGGATGAAACCGTCAACCATCGAAGTCGTACCGGCTGCGGTGGTCAGATTGCCAGTACGCGTGAAAGAACCGTCAGCGTTCAGGATATTGACGCCGTCGCTAAACTGGTTGCCGAGGGGAGTTGCCCCCAGACCACTGCGACCGTCTGCGTAAATGCGCCAGTGTTCGGATGAGTCGTTGTACAGCCGGATATTATCGTTGTGACTGCTGGCTGAACTTTGCGTAGTAATAGTAGTAAAGTTGGCAGAAAAACTTACGCCAAAACCACCAGCACGTGTGAACAATCCACCGGCGTAACTGCCACCTGTGTACAGGTACCAAGCAGCGCCGGTCCAGCCATCAGCCCCTACAGCTTTGTTATACGCTAAATTAAAGTTTATGGAGTTGGAAGTAACTGGGTTTGTCACTAAGCCCGTTTTTATGTTCCACACACCGTTGACTTTTAACGCAGTAGTCGTGGCAGCAGTTGGTACAAAACTTCCCGTACTAGGAAACGTAGCGCCAATCGGGGTGTTGTTGATCGAACCCCCTACCGTTACCAGCGCAGGCAGCACAGACAAATCAGAAAGACCTTCGGCTGTCAATCGAAGGTCTATCGATGCCCCTGATACGAAGGCCCGAGCTGTGTATCCTCCGATACCGCGAACAACAGTCCACACAGTGCCGACAATGTTTGTGACTTTGACAATTTCTGTGTTGGCAAAAGTGTCTTGCAAGCATGCGTAGAACCAGTTACTGCCCGTCAAAACAGGCGGAAAGCCGAGGGATGATGTAACCGTAAGTGTGGTGTCGGCAGCGCTACAGCCAACAGACAGCGTCGTTGCCGCGTTGTTTGTAAACTGAACGCGGCTGCTCATGTCAGCGTCACTTTCTTCCAAGCGCCGTTGTATGCGTAGAAGTTATTCGTGGCTGTATCGTAGTAGAGCGCCACGTGCCCAGCCAACGACGATGGAACACCTGTGGGCGCTCCAGACGCGGACGAAATATACAGAAAGCCGGAAGTCATGCTGGTCGTACCGGCTGGGCCAGTCAGATTGCCGGAAATAGTCACAGGTCCGTTGGCCTGCAAAATGTTGACGCCGTCATCCGCAAGCGAACCTCCCAGCACCAGATTGCCAGTCGCGGACAACCGAACGTGCTCGACGTTTGCATTGTAAAAACCGATGGTGTTGTCGAGCCCCGCACCCAGCCCGGTGCCGCGAGTAACGACTTTCGTGCCGGTGGACGACGACATCGTAACGGAGTAGGCATTCGCATCCGCCTGAAAAAACCCGGCAAACGTCCCGTTGTTGTAAAAATTCAAGCGACCGCCTGAGTCGGAATTGATGCCGACAGCGTTTGCTGCGTTGAGGTTAATGTCGTCAGAGATCGACGGTGTGGTAACTGTACCGACCGTTACAAGCGTGTACCCGTTAACCGTCAATGTACTAAATACCCCCGAGCTTGGGGTTGTGGCACCGATCGGGGTGTTGTCAATCGAGCCGCCAGTAATTGTTTGCCCGGGCACCGTCAAGATGTCGGAGATCGTCTCGGCCGTGACCCGCAGTTCAACCACTGAGCCCGACGCAAACGCTTGCGCCGTAGTGCCTCCGACCGCACGGGTGATAGTCCACGTGGTGCCGGTCACATCCGTTACCTTAACAATTTCCAGATTGCCGGAAACGTCTTGGAAGCATGCGTAAAACCAGTTGGTGGAAGCGGTAGTTACCGCAGGAAACGCGGCCGATGACGTAACCGATACAGTCGTGGCAATAGCCGTGCAACCAGTGGCCAGTGTGGTGTACGCGTTGTTGGCGAGTTTTACTTGTCCCATGTCATTCCTTTACGCCCACGGCGATGGCACCACAGATATGTTGGCGCGGCTGAAACTCTTGTTTGCGCGGGCCCGGGCCAGATTGACCATGTATTCCCACTGCTTGCCGTGGTACTGCGCGCGTTTTTCATCGGTCCATGGGCGCTTGGGCATAGACATCAGTTCGTGCAGCGTGCCGTGGTAAATTGCGCGCCGGTTGGACTCGTAAACGATAGGGTCCACAAATGTCGAGCTCACCGTTGGACGTATCGCCACGAAGAGGTACAGCGTAAACGTGTCCGCGTTGCTGACTGCGGGGACAATCGAGATGTACTGTTCGTCTTTTTGCGTAACGGCCGAAGGTTGTCCGGGGTTGAGGTAGTTTGGCCAGTCAGGCTGAGTGGCAAAAATCTGCTCAGTGGTAAGACTGGGTATGTCGTACCATTTCTGCGCATTTGTCATGTAAATCTTGGCAGACAAAATAGCCGAGATGGTGCAGTATGCTTGGGGCAGTATCGGCGCATAGTCGATTTGCCCAAGCGCGGTCGGCGCGCCGTTTACATAGGTGCAAGGTACGAGTGAAACTGGCAGCGCTGACACCCGAGCGACTTTGGCGCGATCACATAAGTCGATCATCACCTTGTTCATATAGAACCCAAGAACAGCGTCTGGGACACCCGGCACGTTAGGCGAAATATCGCCAAAGTAGGTAGCGTAGGGGACAGGAAAAGACATTACACAACTCCCGGGTTAGTTCCGGGCGGCATGCCCGCGCCTTCGCCGTCGGTAGTTGCGCGCGAATCGGCGCTACTCTTCAGCAACGACGTAAAGTTGTCGTAGCAGAGCTTGGCTCGACCGTCGTTAACCGCTTCGTTGTCTGTCATCTCCAGCAATGCAACAGTGCCGTCAAGCAAGACGGGGTAGTACGCATCCGGCAATAAGGCCGGTGACTGGTTCAGCGCGTACCGAGCAGGTGATTGCACGTACTCTATCTGCAGAGAAATGCCAGCAGTCGCTGGCGGGTAGACAAAAAAGTTATTAGCGTTGCGCGGGTGGCGCATCCAGTTGGTCGGGCTGCTGGGGGTACCGATCTGCCACGTTGACACCATCAGATCGAGGGCTTCCCGGTTGATCTCATTGAGATTCTGTACGCCAACGACGGTCAGTGCTTCCATGAAACGCATGCTGTCTGCAGGTGCTGTTTGCAAGGCACCGGCTGCCGTTGGCATGGTTGTAATAAGTGCAAACAAGTCGGGGCGAATGAGCGCCATGCGCTTGAGCGTTTGGTTGGCAAACGACAGGTACTGAGCGTCAGTAAAACGCTGAGCAGTCAGTACACCTAAGTCCTGAACGGCCAACCGCGCATCCGCGACAACGTCGGACATCAGGAAGGTGGCCATTACAGTCCTTGGGCGGCAAGGCCGCGTGAAGCATCAGCCGACAAAGCGGCGTCATCCACGGGCGCGTCGGCGTTTTTCTTGCGGCGCGCGGGTGCGGGGTTGACGATAGCTTCGGGGTCGGGAAGGGGGTCGCCTGCTGGATTGGCAACTTCCACGAAGTCCTCATGCCCAATCCATGGGGGTGCGTAGATGAACACTTGGCCGGATGGGATGTGCTTGGTATAACGATCTGCCATTGCGCGTTACTCCTGAAGTCGAGTGAATATAACAGAAAAAAGGCCCCGTAAGGGGCCTTCCGTACAGACGTGGTCGGTTAGACCGCGTATGCAATGCCGCCGACGCGGATGCGGAACTTACCAGCCTTGATGCCGGTAGACGAGCCGCCCGTCAGCGCAGCGATTGCCACGCGCAGGACGTACACAGCAGGCAACGTGGTCAGGGAACCAGATGCTGCAGGTGTTGCCCATGGCAGGAACGCTGTTGCAGTCGTGTAAGTCAGCGCCGAAGCGTTGGAAAACACGGTTTGGCCAGAGGCAAACACGGTGGCCGATGGTGTGAAACCAGAGATGGTTGCCACGGTCGAACGGTCAGAGGTCAGCACAGCTTGGTGGCCGATGTTAACGGTCAAGTTGGTCAGGCCGGTCAAGTTACCTGCGGGCACCACGTCCGGGGTCGGAGCATTGGTATCCACAATTACTTGGACGGACTGGACTTGGAAGTTGTACGGCAGGGTAGCCACGTCGATCGTGTCAGTCGCGATCACGCCAACACCGGCATTGGGAAAACCGGACTGCACGCCGAGGGCGGTCAGACTGGTACCCGTGCCGATCTGGGACAGATCAACGGTGACTTCGATGACTTCTTGGCCACCGATAGAAGCATCGCCACGGTATGCAGGAAACACCGTGGAGAGCAGACGACCCTTTTGGTCGGTGATGTAATTTGCCATTTCAGATTACTCCTTTTTCGGCGGGTTTATTGACGCACGTACAAACGGGCCAGAGCTTCGGGTTTCACAACCGCGTAGCCGTAGACCTGCAAGCCGCGAACGATGCTGCCGAAAGTGGACTCAGCACGAATGGACTCCATGTTGGTCATCTGGGTAGCGAAAGTCAGGCCCATCTTGTGTCCAGCAAGGATGCTGAAGCACTGGTTACCGGAGTCAATCACGCGGTTCAAGTTGTGGCTGACATACACGGTATAGCGGTCGATGGTGCCGAGGCGACCATTGCGCAGAGGGGTTTGGCTGTCACCGGTCAAGCTGGCGTCTTTCACGTCAGATTTCTTAATCATGGCAGCGACCCATGCGGGAATCACGATGAAGCGATCGGACTCAGGAGCGTTGGCTTCGTCCAGAACCGCGCCAGAGTCAACGATGTAGTCGATGACGTTGGTCTTGGTCAACTGAACGGGTGCACCGGTTGCGCCCAAGTTGATGTTGCCCGAGATACGGCCAGCAGCAGCACCAGAGTTCAGCGCCGAAATGCTGGGGATGATACCGGTCAGCACTTTGGCGTCGATCTTGATCTTCATCTTTTCAGACGCGTCACGGGTCCACGCGTCCATCAGGTTCACGTCGGCCTGAATGCGGTCCACGTCATCTTCCACGGCAGCGAAGTAGTCGCCTTGGTCGATATTCAGTGTCAGCTTCGGTTTGTCCGGGCGTTCCACCTGCAGTTGCATACCCTTCTGATAATCACGGATGGTGAGTTCAGGGGTTGTGCGGATGTTGACTTTGTCGCCAAAGCCTGTGATTTCACCGTTGTAGTCGGTATTGGCGATGGCCGCGCAAACGGTTGCATCGTAAAAATTGGCGATCAGCTTGCTAGACCAGATTTCAGGGATGAAATTGCCGGTGTAGTTTGCGCCGCCGCCTGCGACTGGAAATGCCATAGTAGTGCTCCTAAAGAATCAAAAGTTTATGCAGCCTTGCGAACAATGCGTCCGTCTTGCTGCGCCTTGAAAATGTCTTGCTCAAGCGCCTTAAACTCGGCTTCCTTACCAGCATACTTGCCACGACGTTTATCTTCGTAGAGAGCAGTAATCTCGCGGGGGTCCCAGATACGTCCGGTGCTATCCGTTGGTGTGACTGAGAGGTTTCGCCCGGGGGCTTGCTGCCGTTCAAGTTCTTGCTTGGCAGAGGAACGAGCGTTCGTCTGACCTTGAGTTCCAGAGAGAGATTTCCAAGTGTTAAAGATGGTTGCCACGCGTCCTGCGTCACCTGCACGCTGCGCATCGACCAAATATGTCTGACGAAGAATGCCAGTCATGGGGTCGGGCGTCAGCAGCCATTGATGGAACTGCGCGTTTGCGTTAACCTGCTCATAGTCCGGTACAGCGGTTCCCAGTGCAGCAAAGAATTTCTCCTGCGCCGACTGCTGGTTGTCTTGCGTCAAACGCTGGACTGCTGGCACGACCTGACGCAAAGCGTCAACGTCCTGCTTGACGGCACCGATGGCACCGGCAAAGTCCTTGAGTTCTTCACGCGCCGCGCGCCGCATCACATCCACCATGTCAGAACCATAGTCCGTCGTATCCTGATCGGTCAGGAACTGGGCTGTGGCCATCTTGGCGACTGGAGCGGTCTGCAACGTAGACACAAGCTGCTGCAAATGCTGGACCTGAGCCTCCAACTGTGAACTGCGCTGCTTTTCAGAGTTCACGATACCCTGCAAAGAGCGCCACCGTTGGGCGTAGGTTAAGCTATTTTCATCTTCCTCTTGGCTGTTCCCCTGCGCTTTGACAGGCGCTACAACTTCTTTGGCGGGTTTCGGTTCCACGTCAGTCACGTTGGACTCTGTACTTGGTTCGGCGGGTTTGCCGGTACCGTACTGAGCGTCAACTAACGACTGCGCAGCTTCAATCTGCTTACGAATTTGCTCTGGGATGTTTGCCATTTCCTTGCCTTTCAATTGCTAAGGAGAAATACCACGGCCAAAAAGTCCCTGCGAAAGTTCCGTCAGGGTCTGGACGCGACCGCGAAGTACGTCCAAATTCTCTTTCGTGGCGTGCACCATAGCTTCAAGCTCTTGTTGCCGCCACTCGCGCAAAAACTCCCCAAACTCAGGATACTGCCGTGAGAGCGTGTCAAACGACTGTTTCTGTTCCGGGGAGAACTTGCGCATGTTACTGGGTCTTGATAATCAAGAACGTGTACGCGCCAGAAGTCGGGGTGCCACCGGTTGCGTTGGACGCAAAAGTGATGGCCAGTGAGTTCGTGGCGTTGGGAGTGCACTTGGTAATCCAAGTGTTGACGTTGGTCGGATAGCGCACAGCGATCACGATGTCGTTCAACTCGACACCCGGGATACCGGTCAGCGTCTGGTCCACGTTGGACGACGCGGCGACAGCGGCGGGAGTCAAAGTAACGGTCACCAGCGAGCTGGGGGCTTTTTCAGTTGCCGCAAAGCGACCGGCTGCGGGTACGCCTCGGCCTTCGCCGATACGCAAGAGGTTGGTGCTGAAGTCTTCGTAACGCATGATGTTTCCTTTTGACGGTGACTGGCTTGCGGTTTGCTACCAGAATACGCCGACATCCGATTTATACCACTAACCCACCGTGTCACCAAGGCCCAGCGTGACGTAAACGTCCGTGGCTGCGCCTGAAGCGATCATGCTGAGCTGAGTGGAGTTGCCTTTTTCCAGCAAAAGTGGAATCGAGCCTGCGCCGCCAGCCAGTGGCATGGAGCCTGAAGCACCGTTGGCAACAGGAACAGTCGCTACCGCGCCACCGATCTCGATGTACACGATGTTGGCTGGGGTCGCGTTGAAAATGCGAATCGTGCCCGGGCGCGCGGGCAGCGTAATTGCCGTAGCTGCGACACCGATGGTGTACCGCAGCGTGCCGGTGTTGTTTTGAAGTGGGGAAAAGGCAGCCATGGTTCTTCCTTACAGGTTAAACAGAGCGCGCATTTCTTCCAGAAGCTGGTGCAGTCGGCCGGTGGCGTAGCCTCCGATTGCTTCGATCTCGGCGGTAAGAGCCGCGTGCAGGGGATGGTCTGCAAAATCGGCCTTTGCGGGAGCGGCAACAGGTGCCTCTGCCATCACAACGCCATCGGGGTTCTCAGGGTTAACGTCATCGGTCATGGTTTTCTCCGTTAGTCGATAAGCTCAAGCATTGTAGCCCACAAGTCTTCGTCGTCGTCAACTTGTTCAGCCCACACATCGTCTGGTTCGTGCACTTGCATGGTGAGTCGCAGGTGCGGAGCCCGCGTCTGAATACCGGCAGTTGTCGTCACTGAGCGCGTCTCCGGGGCCGGGGCTACTGCGCGCGGTCGTATCGAAGCGCATGCGCTGGCACTGACTGCAACGCACCGGGCTTGTAACGCTGAGCGGGCTTGTCCGAGGGTAGCGCGCGCCGGAATTTCCGGCTCAACGTACGGCACTTCCACAACCACCGGGGCGACAAACAATTCCAAAATGTCATGCAGCGCGGGAGGCGGTTCGGGGTTTGTGACACGTGCAACCAGTGGGCGGGCCAAAGTCTGGACGCTGCGCCCGGGAGCGATCGCGCGCTCGTCGCGGATGAACCGGAGGTTTTGCTTCTGGTTGCGGCGCGGCCGGATGGTAACCACTTCTTCCGGCACCACGATGACATCGGGGCCTTCATACGAATCACCGCCAAGTGATACCGCAAAGCCGATCACTGTCCCTGATGCGTCCGAGAGGTCCTGTCCATCTGTAGTTGCTGAAGTGAATGCAGCAAGGACATCGCCAGCAGCCAAGCTGCGGTCAGCTCCGTCAGTTGCGGATGACTGCGCCGCTATGGTCGAGGTCCCGGCAGCCGCGCTAATGTCTGCGCCGTCAGCCGCGTCGGCGGTAACCGCTATCGGATTTGCGATAACGGCGCTGCTTGCATCCGGGCCGTCCGTTGCTGCGCTGGTTGCTGTCGAAGCATTGACCGTGCTGCCGGAAGCCACACTGATGTCCTGCCCGTCAGCAACCGCAGACGTTGCTGCGGATACCGCGTCGAGGGTAGTGGCTGCCGTGTCTTGTCCGTCTGTTGTCGCGCCGGTCAGCGCCAGAACAGAAGCAACCGTTGCGCTGGAGAGGTCCGCACCGTCAGTTGTCGAAGCCGTAGCGGCCGATACCACGGAAACTGCTGCCGTAGAAGTGTCGGCACCGTCAGTTGTCGAAGCCGTACTGGCGGTTATCGCGGCAAGGGTGGCAGTGCTAGTGTCTTGGTCATCCGTCGTTGCACTGCTGGCGGTAGACACGTTGCCCACACTGACAGCGAAGTTTGCTATATCCTGACCGTCTGTCGCCGCAGAGGTTGTGGCGTTGATGACAGAGACGCTGGCCGCACTAACATCCTGACCATCTGTAGCAGATGACGTGCTTGCTACGGTCGTAGCTATTGTGGCAACACCTGTGTCTTGCCCGTCTGTCGTTGCGCTACTTGCGGCCGAAATGGCTGCTAGGGTAGCCGCACTCGTATCCTGACCGTCCGTCGTGGCGGCGCTGACCGAAGTTCCACCACTGAGTGAGGCAGCTCCGATGTCTTGGCCATCCGTGGTAGCCGATGTACTCGACACAACTGGCGCAACGGCGGCGCTGGATAGGTCTTGCCCATCCGTAGATGTTGAAGATGCTGCGACTACGACAGATACTGTCGCACTGCTTACATCACTGCCGTCAGTCGTCGCAGAGGACGCATTTGAAACGTTTGTGAGCGAGAGCGACGCAACACTTAAATCCTGACCGTCTGTAGTGGCCGAAGAGCCCGCAGCGATTGCAGCGACCGAAGCCGCGCTTAAATCCTGACCGTCTGTAGTGGCCGAAGAGCCCGCAGCGATTGCAGCGACCGAAGCCGCGCTTAAATCCTGACCGTCCGTAGTGGCCGAAGAGCCCGCAGCGATTGCAGCGACCGAAGCCGCACTTAGGTCCTGACCGTCTGTAGTGGCCGAAGAGCCCGCAGCGATTGCAGCGACCGAAGCCGCGCTTAAATCCTGACCGTCCGTAGTGGTCGAAGAGCCCGCAGCGATTGCAGCGACCGAAGCCGCACTTAGGTCCTTACCGTCCGTAGTGGTCGAAGAGCCCGCAGTGATTGCAGCGACCGAAGCCGCGCTTAGGTCCTGACCGTCCGTAGTGGTCGAAGAGCCCGCAGTGATTGCAGCGACCGAAGCCGCGCTTAGGTCCTGACCGTCCGTAGGGGCCGAAGAGCCCGCAGCGATTGCAGCGACCGAAGCCGCGCTTAAATCCTGACCGTCCGTAGTGGCCGAAGAGCCCGCAGCGATTGCAGCGACCGAAGCCGCGCTTAGGTCCTGACCGTCCGTTGTACCGGATGAAGCGTTAGAAGACGAAACTACTAACGGGCTATCTGCAATAGACCCATCTGCAATTGCGCCAAAGCCGAGCATTGTTTACTTACCAACAAGCAACTATAACAAACCCAGGACCTCCTAGACCACCAACCCCTGGAGTTTGACCCGTTACCGCCCCGCCACCGCCACCGCCACCGCTACCCGGTGCCCCACGACCCCCATTACCGCCAGCGGACGCTGTAGCTGTTGGGAACCCTGAGCCTCCACCGCCACCACCTATGGATAGGTACAGGTAGGTTGTGGGAAAACTTCCGTTTGCACCAGCGCCGCCAGCTACACCTGACGTACCTGCCGCACCCCCAACAGACGCTGTTATATTTGCTCCAGAAAAAACTGACGCAGAATTGCCGCCAGCTGTACTTGCTGCTGCTGACATACCGCCGCCGCCGCCGCCGCCTTGGGTGATTATCCCCGATGTTGTTAGACCTGGGGAGCCGCCTGCAGTTGGTGTAACGGCACCACCCGTACCGCCAGCCACGCCGGATATATATGTAGCCACCCCTCGACCGGCAATTAAATTATTGCCTACACTACCTACCGTACCTGGGGTGGTGGCATTACCAATTGCACCTGGAGCCGACAGTATTATATCACCCACTGCTGGCGCTAAATTAGAACCAGACCTAGCCGCAAACATACTAGCAACTGCAGTCCCAGTTCCCCCACCACCTCCCCCAACGTAGCATACATCTGGTAGGAACATTGCCGGTATAAGGAGTGTTGCCTGAGAGCCGCTTCCCCCACCACCTCCCCCAGCAGACGTAGCCCCTGCCACTGCATCAACACCTTTGCCACCCTGCCCAACGGCAAGTATGTAAACCATGGTAATACCCCGTGGCTTTATCCACGTTTGATGTAGCCCACCTACAGCTGTCATATCACCGTAGAAAATCTGGATATCGCCAGCGCCAGCAAAAGGTTTAGGCAGATGGTTGAGGTCAAGCATTAGTATTTGCCCCCTATTGCTACAACTGCCCAACCAGTGGTACCAGCGCCCGTACTTGTACCAAAAGATACACTTATACGATAACCCGGAGGTAGAGCCATACTAAGGGGTACATCTATATGTACCGCAGCGGTAAGCTGAGACACTGTTACAGCATTTAACGTGACCTCGGCTATCTTCCAAGTATTCAATGATGTATTACTTACAAGCGCACCCGAAGTAACTGTAGGCACAGTGTTGGATACATACACCCGCATCACTGTTAAGACTGGTGATGAGATACTCTCGCACGACAACCTTTGAATATACCCACCGTTGGTCGCATCAGCAGTGAAGATTGGGTAAATCGTACCAGTACCATCTTGTGCGGTATTAGCAGTTGGGCCAAGCAATGTTGCCGCTGCAAGCGTGGTGCTTTGGATGTCGCCAACTTTGCTGTAGATTGGGTCGTTATTTCCAGCCATGATCGTTCCTTATGGCATAGCCAAGCCGCGACTCATCGCAACTTGCATACCGACGTTTGCATTATCCAAAAGTTCTGCCGCTGCAGTGCAGAACACGTTACTGGTGCCGCTCAGGGTTATCAGCGCACCACCGGCGCTACTTGAGCGCACAAAGTCGCGTGTGAGTCCTGTGGTACCATTGAACGTGCCTTTGCCTACTTCCCATGCCGAACCGCTAACGATTAGGTACTGGACGATCAACGAGGCACTGCCAAATGCCGTGGCAAAGCTCTGATACCCCGCCACCGCGCCAGCAAGAGTAACCGCCCCAGTGCCGGTGGTGGCGGTAGTCTCCTGAACACGGTCTGCGATGTACGGCATTAAGCACCGTAAGCGGTGATCGTCTGCGAAGTAAAGTTAACTGTCTGACCGGACACGATGCTGGTGTTGGTCAAGTTCATGTCGCCGCCGAACGTGATGGTCACGCCAGAACCGACACCAGCGGTAGATGACAGACTCAGCGTTACTGTGGTGCCTGTCGTGGCAATAACGGTTGTACCAGTGAGGATACCGGTGCCGGATACGGTCTGACCCACCGAGATGCCGGATACGGCCGCAAAGGTCAGCACATTGCTATTAGCCGCTGAAGTAGCGCTGGTTACTATCGTAGACGACTGGAACACGGTGCCTTGAATAACGGCATTGGTCGTGGTGGCCGCAGCAGGATACCAGCGGAAGTAACCCGCCGTGCCGGTGCCTGCCGCAGTAACGCCAGTGATCGCGTTAAGCGTGTAAACACCGGTAGTGGCAGAACCGAACGTCGCATTACCTGCAAATGTCGCCAGTAGTGTGCCGGTATCGGCCGTGGCGCACGTGGCAGGGGCCGCACCGGTAAAGATTTTGCATACGCCGGTAGCGCCGACATCAGTGGTCAGAGTGCCAATGGCATTTGTACGGTGGGTAACAGAATACTGAAGTGCCATGGTGGGCTCCTATACGATAACAACGAAGGCGCTGTTGGGGGTTGGTAGGGGAAATTCTAGCTCGAATAGACCGTTTGATGGTCGTTTGATCGCATCGAACTCAAAAGTAGCCAATACGGCACCGTTGCGGGATGCGTTGTACACCATTGCACCCGACGCCTCAAACGAGCAACGCTCTACCTTCACGTCGTTAAACGCAAGGCACGCTACACCATCGATTAAGATTGCGCGACGGTTCACCAGATGAAAGCCGCCCTTGACATATCCGGGGCCGGAAACTTCATTCTTGGTGGAGTACTTGGTTGTCTTGGGGCCGAGATCGGCCTGCTCCGTAAAAAGGGCAAGGCGATAGTCATCCCCGGGCTGGTGCACGCCGTTCATCATGTCCAGCTTGGCTTGTTCGCAGATGGCTGTGACGATCATGCTGCTTTCCCTGTGGTTTGGTTGCTGACGGTGTTAGCGTCCTGCCCGCCTTTCGGAGCCCCACCGGGAAACGTCGGGGCGGGTGCTGGTGCGCCGGGTGCGCCACCTTTGGAGATCACCACGTTGCGCGGGGCATTAGCTTGCTGCTGCGCTTGCATCTGGGCCTGCTGCTGAGCTTCTTGCTGCGCCTTTTGCTCTTCCTGCATCTGTTCCAGCTTTTCTTTGCTAGGGATGATGTCGTCCACCGGCATGTTGAGCCCCTTGGCCACTTCGCGCAAGATTGCCGCGCGCCCGGGGATGCCAACGATCTGCATGTCGGCCGGATTCGCTGTGGCTTGCAGAAACTCCATGCGGCGCACGTTTTCCTGTTCCTTGGTGGCCAACTGGATGGCACCCTTGGGCTCGACTTGCGAGTCGCCCTTGATGGTGTCGTCATCCACATAGCGCATGTTCCAGTCGTACTGGGCGCGCACGGCCTTGCCGATCACATCCATGTCCAGATGCATGATGACTTGGCGGATACCCTTACCGGCTGAGCCCATCAGCATGGACAGGCCCGACGCGGTGCGACCGGCACCAGCCACGTTCATGTCGCCGTAGACGTACGCCGGAATGCCTGACTGGTCGTCGGCGAGCTTGGTGAAGTGGGTGTACACCATCATCAGCTCTTGCGCATTGCTTTGCGGCTGGTTAAAGCGGATGGCGGGCTGGCCAGAGCCCAGCGGGTCGTTGGTGACTTGGAAAATGCGCCACGGGGTGAGCGTGGTAATTTCTTCGTCCTGTGGCATGCGGTCGATGTTGATTTCCACCATGGGGCCAGAGGCCAGTCCCATGTTGTTGACCAACGAGCGGGCTGCCGCGTTGCACATATTCTGGATGTCTTCGATCAGCTCGGGGATACCGGTGCCCCAGAACGCGCCGGGGCGCTTGACGAACGAAGACGTGTAGTAGTTGTTGCGACCCAGCGGGTCGTAGTTCATAGTGGCCTTGATGACCCAGCGGTCGATCAGCCACGCATTGCAGTCGTATTCTTTGTCCGGGTCAGGCACTTCATCTGAAGTCATGCCCCACTCAATTAGTTTGCTGCCGGGGACCTTGCCGGTGAACTCCAGAGCATCCACACTGGCCGTGGGCCGGTCCCAGATGTTGTACTTCTGCTCCAGCGTGGACTTCATCTGCTCGTTCGGATTGAGCCATGTGCCAGCGCTGCTGGCGGGCATGTTCTCCAAGACGTGGCTGATGGCGGCATCGTCGTACCCGGGCAGGCCTTTGAGGGCTGCAAGGTCTGGGCGGCTGAGCCGGTGGTGCTCAAACATGAAGCCTTCGTTGATGTCGGTGACACCCGGCTCCGGGTAGATGCGGTACGGGTCCACGCGGGTGTACGTCGGTACCAGTTCTTCGGTCACATCAGGCGCGTACTTGCCGTCAGGCCCCTGCACCCACGCCATGCGGCGTTGCTTGCGTACGGTGGGTCCTTTGAGGAAGGCGTTGGGGTATGTGGCCAAGTCGGAAATAAACGCGTTGAAGCCCTCGATCATGCCGCCTTCGGCAAACTGGTCTTCGATCTTGGTCTGCATGTTGCCCGCAGTCTCTTGGGCTTCTTCCATGACCTCGTTGCGAATTTCCTGCTTCGCAAGGTCCTTCATGTCGTCCTGCGTGTCCGGGTCCAGCGGCTGGCCCGACTGCATGGCTTGCATCACCTTCTGGCCGAACCGCTCAGTGATTTGCTGCTGCAGGTCCGGGTTGATGCTGGGCTGGGGTGTGGGTGACACCAGAAACGGAATTTTGCCGTCTTCCAGCAGGATGTCGCGTAGCCATGACTCAGCGCCACGGCATTTTGTCTCGGTGACCATCATGTACACCTGAGAGCCGCCTTGGGCTGCGATGGCCTTGGCGATGTCTGTCTCGTACTCGCCGTTGCGCTGGCGCAAGGCTTTGAACATTTTGCGCTCTATGGGCAGCTTGGCGCGTTTAGCGGGCTCCCATAGAGCTTTCAGGTGGGCTGCCAGCCCGAGAATGAGAGGGTCGTTCTGACGCTCCTGCGCCGACTGCTCTGCCTGCTGGCGAGCGTCGAGCTGCGCATTGTTCTCGATGCGGACGAGCCCTGCCATTATTTTGTCGTCGCAGCGTATTCGTCACCTTGGGCGTAACCAGAACCACCGGGAGCTTGGTCTGGACCACCGGGGAACGCGCCGTTGAGCGCGTTGCCGCCCTTTTTTACACCGCCCAAACCCACTGCTTTGCCATCACCGGCAGAAGCTGCGAACGAGTCGCCTTGGTTGTAGCCGCTCGCTGCGTTGGCTGCGCCGGTCGTGGGGCCAAAATGACCGCCTACCATGGCATTACCACCGGACTTGGGACTACCGGCCATCTGGGGGCTGGAGTCGCCGCGTGCGTGCACGCCAGCGATCTGGTTGCCTTGGTTGTAGCCGCCAGCGGTAGCTGTGCCGCCCATGCCGCCGACAGAACCGAGGGTCTTGTACTGTTGAGAGTTAGTTTCCATAAATTTCTCCAAAAGACCCACGGCGGGTCGGTGACACTATACCAGATCAGGATGGCATTGCGGGGGGTTTGCTACCGAACGGGTTGATGTGGGGGTTGGGCTTTTTCGGAAACGAGTTTGTCATACCTTTGGCCTGCATGGCGTCGTGCGCCTCTTCGCGCTTGGAGCCCTCGGCACCGAAGGGGTTGCCCGCTGGTTCTTTGTCTTTTGCAGAGTTCTCGAATCGGTTGGGCGCGCGACCAACAACACCGCCGGTGGCGTACCCGGTCTGCATGGAGTGTGGGCTGACATCAGCGGGATTCGACTGGCCACGGTTGATGGATGTCACCATGGAACCGATGGGGTCCACGGATGAGTTTGCCCAGTCCACGGCGTCCTCCCGGCTTTTGCCGGTCAGGGCCTTACCAAACTCGGCAGGGACCGGTGTGGTATCGCGGGGCATGGTGGATGGCTTACTGTATGGGGAGGGGGGAGGTGTAGAGTTACCGGTAGCGGATGGGTTAATTTTGCCGCGACCTCCGCCGATGCCCGGATAACCGCCGGATGATGTACTAGGAGCGGCAGGAGAGTCGTCTGCCTGCGCGGTGGTGTAACTCTTGCCGCCAAACTCAAAAGTTTTAACGCCGCTTGCGCGGGCTGCCTTAAATGCGTCTCCGAAAGCTGACATGGTGTGCTCCAAAAATGATAGTTTACGTCCAGCCGTAGGCGTTCGCAACCCGCACTTGGCGGCGCTTGGCTCCGAAGGCTGCCGCTGCTCCACCGGAGTTTATACACAAGCAGCCGTACTGTAAAGCGTCCGAACAGTGGCTCCATTCGTCCTTCAGGGGCTCGGTTTCGTAGGAGCCGTCTTTCTTGCGCCGGTACTTGTAGCCGCCGTACATCGCTTGGACCAGATGCTTCATGCCGTCGGACGTTTCCGGTGCGCTAAAGAGTAGTGCCGCCCCGCCGTTGACTTGGGATGCCAGAAGCTGCTCGACGGCTGCGATGCGTTTAGTGGGGTCGTTTGTGGGTGCGCGTATCGAGCGCAGCCCCTCGGACTTGAACACGTCCTCGACGTTTTCCTCGCTGAGCTGGCTTTTAGCCCAACCGGCCGGGTCACCGCTGATGAGGAACTTATTAGCCGCGAATTTGCGGCTGAGCAGCGGTTTGACGTACTCCCGCAGGAATCCTTGCAGTCCGATATTTTCCACGTAGATCGCATCCAGCACCAGCACGCGCCCGCGCGCATCGCGCTGCAGGAACACCGCCGCTGGCGTGCGCCCGAAGTCCATGCCGATGATGATGGGGTACTGGTCGTACTCGATGTGGCGCAGCACCGTGGGGGCCACGTGGTATTCCCGCACGAAACTTTTCTCGTATACCGGTTTGCCAACGAGGGAGCGGCCGTATTCGCCGTGCACGTGCACGCGGATAAAGTCTTCCGTGGCACCCTCCATCATGTCCTCGTAGTACGTCTCGCCCAGATTTTCCCGGTTCTCTGCCAGCGGCGAGAGGCCCGAGGGCTGCCGAAAGTGCGCCCACCCGGCCGGTTTAACGACCTCGAACTGCTCGTAGAGCCAACTGTCTTCGGAGGGCGGGTTCGTGTCCATGATGAGCCCGGACCAGTATTTAGCGGGCTTTCCCGTGCGGGGGTCATCGGCCAGCATGCTTTTTGACGGGTATCGCGTAAGGCGCGACCGCGCGGCAATTATCAGGTCCGGGTGGACTTCCCGGGCCTCGTTGATAAAAACTCCAGTCAACTCCAGCGACAGGAGTTTGCGCTGGTCGTCCGGGGTGTCCAAGGGCAGGAACAGGATTTCCGCGCGGATGTCTCCGACGTTTATCAGGAACACTTTGTCGCCCACGCGCCAGTCACCGGCCACACCGTCTGGAAACCAGTTGAACCACGTTTTTAGCGTCGTGTCCCGAAGCTGCTGGCTGGTGTTTCGGATGACGGCCCAGCGACTGCGGCGCAGCCCGTCCTTGCATTTGGGCATCTCTGCGCAGCGGCGAAACATCTCCATGATGCATGTGACCGATTTGCCCGAGCCCACCGGCCCCATAAGCAAGCGAACCAGCGCGCTGGACTGCATAAACACGGCACCCGTGGGGGGTGCGACGTAGTTGACTTTCATTCGGCTTGATTTTCTGCCATCTCGGCAAACAGTGTGGGGTCGATGAGGGGTGCAATCACGTAACCGCTTGTTTTATGGCCGGTATCTTCCATGTTGAACGTATTTTTGTCTGAAACGCCGGTTGTTTGGCCAGAAACGGTGGTCTGGTTGCCGTTCATGTTGATCGTCACGCTGAAACCCTCGCCCGCGTTGACCGATTTTTCCTCTTTGGGCTCCAATCCGGCCACGCGTGTGAAGAACTGGGTGGCTTGGAACTGCTGGGCGAACGTGGCGTCGGGCCCCATAGCTCTCACGAAGGTCTTTTCGGCCAATTCCTCGGCCATGAACTTGGCTTTGATGCGGAATGTGTAGCCGGTTGCGGCCAATTCGGTGCGGTGGGCTTCCACAGCGGCCAAAAACGGGGGCCAATTTTTGAGTTTTTCCCAGTTTTTCGGACTGATGTTGTGCTTTGCAGCCGCTTCATCGGGGTCGACCAAGCCTTGGGCAAGGGTTACGACCAATTCGGGTGGGATTTGGAACTGGGTGGTGGGGACGTAGCCAATATCGATGGGCTCGTCTTGGAAGTCTGGTAAATCCATGCTCAGTGTCCTTGGGCTATGAGATGGGGGGAGTGTAACCCGGTACATCGCCTTTCGGCGAGCACCGCTTTGCAGGTCCTTTTTTATTCTGAAAAATTTTGAAAGATGTTTTGAGGGGGCGGGGGTGATTTTTCACTGAGTAGATTTACTCACGGCATAGCGCGGCGGGAATACTTGACTAATTTAGTCGGGTATTGGTTTTTAGGGACGGTGTGTGTGAGGGGGGTAAATACATCGCGAGGGGGCCCCCCTTGGCCATGTGGGTGGGGGTACTCTCGTTTTGCCATAGGTGGAAGGGGCATGGAATACAGCTAAGTCCCCGACCCGTTCGAGTATGGTGGTACGGCCGCGCTAAGCATAGGTGCGTCTGTTTGTAGCCGAGGAACGTCTGCACGGGGAGGGTGGCATTAGTCATCGAAGCGTGTGGTATCAAGGGTGCATAGGTCGGCCGGTAGTGCGACAGTGCCTGTACCCTGAGAGTGCACGGAAAACCCCTATGTGCATGAAGGCCCAGCGAAGTGTGACAGGCTAGCTGGCCGTGGACTGCAACGTAACGCAGTGGACGATCTGGGTCCGAATAGCGCAGGTATAGGTGCACCAAAGGGCGTGCATAACGGGGACCGTGGACCATAACACCCAAAAGCGAAAATTCCGATAGTACATTGCATGCAGTGTGCTATCTGAGCATGTCGCTCGATAACTTTTAAAGGTGATTCAAATGGAAAAAACACAAATACTCAAGGCCATCGGTTCGATTGGCAAAGCCAGCGCTAAGCTGACCAAAGACGTGCAAGCGTGCGCCGTCGAATGCGTCATTCATGCGGTGTTGCATGGTGATGTGACACTGGCTGACCAGTTGGTTGATGCACTGGGCAAGCAGGGCCGTAAATCGAGTTTGCGGGCTTGGTTCGAGATCAACGGTTGCATGTTCATTGCAAAGGGCAAGAACGTGTTTTCATTCGACAAGACACATAAGCTGGGCAAGCAGGATACTCCTGAGCTGCGTGAGCGTCTAATGGCAAAGCCATGGGAAGATGCAATCCCCGAACCCGCTGCGATCAGCGTGCTTGAGATCAGCGCGAAGTTCGACAAGTTCATGGATACGCTGACCAAGCAGGCAACGGAGGTTGCGAATGCGGGCGGTGTGGTGCACGGCAAGGCCTTGCTTGAACACATGGCCAAAGCAGCGGCTGAGTTTCACGCTCGGGCTATCCTGAGCGAAAAGTTCGATCTGGTCGAAGAGAAGGAATAAGAGAAAGGGCTTCGGCCCTTTTCTTTTCCGCGCAGCACTGGTCAACCCTGACAGACGCAACTTATGTCATACCCAATCAACCGTGGCACAAAGCTGCCACCTAAGCGCGTTCACTCAGTGAATGTCGGCAACGCCAACCCATCCAACCTTGAGGCTATCTACGCGGGCGGTGACCCATGGGAAGCCGGTCGTACGTTCGGATGCGGTAACCCCAAGACTACAGGCAGCACCGCAGGTGCTCGGGTCATAGTGTCGCGCCGCAATGTGTCCAAATTCACGGTCGCGGGGACTGCGAAGTAGCTCGCTAAGTGACTTTTCAGGTTCACTCAGTGAGTTACTGAGTGACTTGGTTTACTCACTGAGTGAATCCTATAGTCACTAGACGATTTTTGGGTGCCTTCTCGCGAGTCCAATCACTCCAAACCCAATGAAATCAAGGCTTTGTTCTATATTGAGTACAAATATACAATAAGTAGTAGTAAAAAGCCTCCTCTCGCGAGAGCGTGTTCGTGTGTTGGCGTACGTGGCGCGCGTGAAGTCACTAAGTAACTTTATACGCAAAAAAAAAACACACGCGTATAATCCCTCACGATTCCCCCCTGAGCCTCCGGCATACCATCTAGTTGTCTTGATACCCGGAAAC